ATTTGGCCCTATCATTGGCCCATGCAAATGTCCCGACCCGTCCGAATCCCGGCCCCCTGGAAACTCCTGCGGCCCGGCGAAATGCTGCATAGCAAAATGCCCCTGCATCGCTTGGAATTGATCGGGAAGGCCATGTTAGATCAAGGGCTTACGGTTGTGTTCACGCCTAGTCCGAGTGGGTATTTTGTGGAGTGTATGGGACGAAACGAAGCGGGGCAGACCGATGCCAGCTAAATCACGCCCCGTTCGGAAGCAGCTTTCCGCCAAGACCCGCTTTGAGGTCTTTAAGCGGGATGGCTTCGTATGCCAATACTGCGGCGGCCATCCCCCAACCGTGAAGCTCCACGCCGACCACATAATTCCAGTGGTCGAGGGCGGCAAGAACGGTATGGACAACCTGATTACGTCCTGTGAACGCTGCAATCTCGGCAAAGGGCCGCGCAGCCTTGAGGCGATCCCTCAATCCCTGAAAGACCGCGCCGCTGAGACGGCAGAGCGCGAGGCTCAAATTCGGGGTTACGCCGAAGTCATGGCGGCCCATCGTGAGCGAGTCGAAAACGATTGCTGGCAAGTGGCGCAAATTTTCATGGGCCGCTGGAATCACAGCGACATTTCACGGGCAAATTTCCAGACCATCAGGGTTTTTGTCGAGAAGTTAGGCGTTCATGCTTGCATCATGGCAATGGAACTTGCCACCAGCAAAATGCGCTATGACAACGCCTGCTTCAAGTACTTCTGCGGCATATGCTGGAAGCTCATCAGGGAGTCCGGCGAATGACAAACGATGCCCGTATCAGTACGGCCCTTCCGTCACACCCCAAGACCAAGAAGCTCTACCGCAGGCTGGGCGCTGAAGGATGCTGGTCGCTAGTGCGCCTGTTCCTGTGGGCCGCTGCGAACCATCCTGACGGCGATCTTTCGGGCATGACTGGCGAGGATATTGAGCTGGCAATTGACTGGCCCGGCGAGGATGGTGCTTTCGTGTCGGCCTTGATGGAAGTCCGGTTTCTTGACCGCCAGGAAGGCAGCTACCGAATCCACGATTGGCAGGAACACAACCCGTGGGCAGCGGGTGCCGATGCTCGCTCCGTGAAGGCCCGCTGGAACGCTGCAAAGCGCCACCATGGCGAAGCTGAGGCTGACCGGCTAGTACCTGAGTACCGTGCTAGTAGGAGTGCTACTAGCAAAGCCATTAGCACAATCCTAGCTCAATCCCCCGGTGCTGGTAGCTTTGCTCCGTCTCCGTCTCCGTCTCCGTCTAAGAGCCAAGAGCATGTGCCGCAAGCGGCACGATTCCCCGAGTTTTGGGCCGCTTACCCAAGCCGGGCAGGCACGGCCAAGAAAAACAAAAAAGGCGCGAAGGCCAAATGGGTCGCTCGGAAGCTGGACGCGATTGCCGACACTATCCTGGCTGACATTGCGACCCGCAAGCGCATTGACCAAGAATGGAAGGACGGCTATCCGCAAGACCCGGTGACCTACCTCAACCAAGACCGCTGGGACGATGATAAGCCCGAGGCTATGCGCCCAAATAACGTAGGCCCATCACCCCGACTTGACCTTGCTACCGAAGCCAACCGCAAGGCCGATGCGCTTCGCGCAATGCAAGCCCAGCACCGAGACTTGGGAATCACGCCATGAAAAAATCCACCTACCGCCCCACCGGCAAATGCCCCTGCGGCCAGCCAGCGACCAGCTCCATTGTCACCCGCACCGAGCGTTTCCTATTCTGCCATCACTGTGCTGAGGCTTGGCATGTTCGATTTGTTGCGCGATTTACGGAGGCGGCATGACTAACGATGAGCGTATTGCATCCGTCAGAGAATTTGCCGAACGTTTCGCCGGAAAGAGCGATGAGGAACTTTCAAGACTGCTTGGCATAGCTGATCGTCGGCCCCTTCCAGGGCCTCTATTGGACGCGCTGGCAGTGCTGCTCAATGAGGAGTCGGATTTGCGAGGCCGTAAAGAATATGCAAGGGCGAACGATTTGAGCCATGCCCGCGCCAACATTTTCAGAGCTATCCGTGCCTCATGGGAAAAGGAGCCGCAGCCATGACTTATCACTGTTCGGCGCGGTGGTATGAGGCGAGGTATCCGAAATGACCATGCCTGCCCCTTATTCCTGGCGCTTGCCTGCAATCGAAGGCGGCCAGCATCCTTGTCTGTGCTGCGGAACCATCGCCAGCATATTCGACCCCGAAAGCGTTATCGCTGTGGGCTTCGGTGGCGCTTCGCTTTCCTGCAATGGTGCGGAAGTTTACAACGAGCAGCAAGTCGAAAACGAGCAGTACATGACGGGCGCAGAGGCCGAGGCAATGGCCGCCAAGCATGATCCCGACAACGATTGGCGCATCACGCTCTATGGCCCATTGTGGGGCGGCACCTATCAGCGTCACGCGCCCGGTCAGTGGGTGATGATCGAGAAAAACGAGGGCTTCGCATGAAACCTGTTTTGAGGGAAGTCAGGAAAGAGATCGCTAAGGCCGATGCTCTGTTTCTCCTTTGGCGGCAGACTGGCGATGCGGCGATACAAGGCGAGTTCTATGACGCGGAAGAATACGCCAAGAAGCTTGCCTTGATGTATTGCCGCAAACCGCAGGAAAAGCCATGATCTCCCTAGGCGAACGCATCAGGGATTTTCTCAGAGAACACCCCACCCTTTCCGCCCCGGAGGCGATCAAGCTATGGCCCGAGAACACTCCCCGAGCGATAGAGTCGGCGCTGTACAAGTCACGGGACGCGGGGGTGATCGTTCCTTTGCCGGGGCGCAAGCCCAGGTTCTACAGAATCGCCGCGCTGAGGTTTCCGCTGTGAGCGGCGAAAAATACCGGCCAAGCAACGGCACCGAGGGCGAGCAGTTCATGTGCGCTTGGTGCTTTGAGTGCGAGCGCGACAAAGAGCAAAACTGTCCGATCCTGGCCGCCACGATGGCGCTTGATGAGGACGACCCAAATTATCCGGTAGAGTGGGGCTTTGATTCCGCAGGCTTGCCGCAATGCGCGGCTTACGTGCCGCTTGGCGATCCATTGCCGCGCACGGATGACAAGACCGGGGATTTGTTCGCATGACCCGCCTAGCCCTATTCCGCGCCGTCCATGATGAGGCCCGGAAGGGGGCGGCATGAAGCCGATTGACGCGAAGTGGCAGGAAGTGGGCCGGGAGCCTATGTCGCGCAAGCAACAGAAGCTCCTAAACGCGGCTTGCGGCGACCTAGAGGAACAGTTGCGCTGGCGTGGTCGGCGTATGTCGAAAGATAGCTGGCGGCACTTCTTTTGCGGAACGATTTTAGGGCATGAGCCGTTGCCAGGATGGGACTATGGCGACGGGCGCGAGAGCGTGATATACATGCCTAGGTCGAGCCTAGAACTTTCCAAGACGCAGGCAACCGAGGCGATCACGATGGCGTTTTTTCTTGGCGACAATCCCTCCGATCAAGACTGTGGAAATATTCCGGTTCGCTGGTGCGAAGTGATTGTTAAGGCGCGGTGGATAGTGGCTGATGGCGATGCGTGAACTATCCCTTTTCACTGGCGCAGGCGGCGGCTTGCTGGGTACGCATTTACTGGGCTGGGAGCCTTGCGGTTATGTCGAATGGAACGAATATTGCCAGCGCGTCATCGCCGCCCGAATCCGTGATGGATATTTGCGAGAAGCCCCAATCTTTACTGACGTGCGTGAGTTCGTTCAGTCCGGTGCAGCCGAGCAATACCGAGGAATTGCGGACGTGGTTACTGCGGGCTTTCCCTGCCAGCCGACCAGCAACGCAGGAATGCAGCTTGGAGCCGCCGACCCTCGGGATATGTGGCCCGCCACGCGGGACGTTATTCGCATTGTTCGACCCGGACGAGTGCTGCTGGAAAACGTTACAGGGCTGCTTACCACTGGATATGCCGGAATCGTCGTCTCCGACCTGGCCGGCTTGGGGTACATGGGCCGATGGGGCGTCATATCAGCAGGAGCAACCGGCGCGGATCACGAACGCGAACGGGTCTGGTTTGTTGCCTACCCCGAACGCATCCGACAACCGCGACCGCGGCAACGTGTCGAACCCGTCTATCCAGCGCCGAATGCGTATCGGGAAGCAAGTGGGCTTGTCGATGCTGTTCGCCGGGGAACCGTGCCCTATGTGTGTCGAAGCCATCATGGGCGTTCCGCTGGGGTGGACCGACTTAGCGCCCTTGGAAATGCTCAGGTTCCAATCGTGGCGGCAACAGCTTGGAGACTCCTTTCATGACTGAGCGAGTTTGCCAGTGGTGCGGTAAAGCATTCGGCAGGGCCGTGTATGGCGGGAAGCAGGAATGCCGCCGGTCTTTTGAGAAGCGGCTCTATTGCTGCAAAGCCTGTTGCTTGGCTTCCGCAAACAAGCGGAGCCGGGACCACTACGCCGCCAATAGGGTGGCGATCAGGGCCAGGAAGTCAGAGGTGATGCGGGAACTACGGACTGCGAACCCGCCTAAATACAGGGCGCAGAGCCGACAAGCAAAGGCAAAACTTCGTGAACAGCTTTTCCAAATATACGGGGCGGCGTGCGCCCTTTGCGGGTTCACCGATAGGCGTGCGTTAACGCTAGACCACATTCTCAAAAACGGGGCCAAAGAGCGCGCAGAGCTTGGCGAGCGCGGGGTCTATCGCCGGGCGTTGGTCGCGGAATTTCGGTCGGAGTACCGGACGCTCTGCATGAATTGTCAGTTCATTGCGCGTCACCCAGTGGCTGCACGCGCATGGCAGGAGCTAGCCTGATGCACAGCAAGAATAAGCCGCCAATGATGCCCAATGAGCGCGAGCATGTAGGCCGGGTTAAGGCGTTACCTTGCGCGGTCTGCGGCGCTGGCGGCGTGAGCGAGGCACACGAAATTGAACAAGGTAAGTGGTTCCTGAGCATTCCGCTTTGCGCCGATTGTCACCGAGGGAGCCACAACGGCCTGCACGGTCAAAAGGTCATGTGGCGCATCATGAAGAAAACCGAGCTTTCCTGTTTGAACGACACTGTGAGGGAGTTAGTCAAATGACGAAGAAACACCGCCCGCGCACCGGCCTAGCCGCCAAGGTTCGCGCATGGCTGAAGGACAATCCCGGCGGCACGTCCAGCGCCTGCGCTCAGGCATTGGGAGCTGACCTGATTCCGACCACTCAGGCCCTGGCAAAGATGGCGCAGGCCGGGATGCTGTCCCGCGTGGAACTGCCCCGAATGCGCTCACAAGCCGCCCTGTACGCCTACACGCTCGTTCGGGAGCCACCCGTACCGCTGACTGCGGAGGAAGCCCGAATCCGCTACAACGCCCGCCAGCGCGGTTATGCGGCCCGCGATTCTGCCAAGCGCAAGGCCGAGAGGGCTATTCTGGACGCGCAGGCATTGAGGGATGCGCCGAAGCTGGTTCAGCCCATCGCCAAGGTCATTGTCCGCGCCGAACCTGAAACCGTGGAGCAGTTTGTGGCCCGTGGCGGCGTAGTCACGAAAGAGAAGCCCTGCCAATACATCCCATCGTCCGTCATCCCTGCGCGGGCTTCGATGCGCGGTGCGAGTGCTTGCCCGTGAGCCGGTTCTATGTGGGGCAGAGGGTGCGCATGGCTAGACCATGCCTCTCCTTCAATGCAGGAGCCGAAGGAGTCATTGCCGAGATTTATGCAGAGAGCATGGTGCATGGCGGCATTGTGAATTGTCGAGTAAAATTCGACCGTCCGGTGATTGGAAATTGCTGCCATACCAATCAGCTAGAGCCGATTATCCCGCCCGGCATGGAATCCCTATCCGAAACCCTGGCGCTGTGGTTGCCGGAAGGAGAGACGGCATGAGCATTTGCTACGGATGCGGAAAGCTGCTGACCGATGGCGTAGGCAGGCCAGTGGACGGGGTGTCACGTGAAGTGGATGGAAACCCCGTCCGGCTGCACAAGGTCTGCGCTAAGACCTTCGATGCCGATATGGTGCGCGTGAGTTCAGCGCCTATGGAATGGGAGCGCGACCCCCAACCCGAGCCTGCCGCGCCGCCGATGCCCGAATCCGAATTGAGGTTTTGACCATGAAGCCCATTGAGTTCCCGCAGCAAAACACCGTGTTCGCCAAAGAGCAGCCGGAATATCTTCCGCTGCCTGCCTATCGCACACCGGACGGCCAAGAAGTCACGGCCTGCTGGGGCATGACTTGGCGCGAGCGCCTTCGCGTTCTATTCACTGGCCGCGTGTACGTCACGCTGCTAACCTTTGGCAAGCCACTGACGCCGAGCTATGTGACCGCAGCGATGCCCAACACTTGGCCGTTTTTCGTCTGGAGCCGCATGGCAAAAGGAAACCCGAACATGTGGGCGTGGATTGACTGCAAGGTCGGGCGCTACTGGTACGTTTTCATGTGGGTCAAAGGCCAGCGTCCGACACTGTACCGAAGCACCGATGCCACGCCGCCATTCAACAACGAGCGCGGGCACAACGATGGGCGCTGGATTTTAGGCGGCTCAGCATGAACGCCCGCCTAGGCGCAAGACTGGCCGCACAAAGGCGCTGGCGCATGCAGCCGCCCCCGAGCTTGGCCGCTGACACGCTGCGCGAGATTCGGGAGCGAGAGGCCGCGCGGCATGCCTATATTCGGCGCATGATTGGCTGGTTCCTGGTCGGGTTCATCGCGGCCTTCGTGATTGAGGCCGCGCTATGAACGCCCTATGTTTCCTACTCGGCGCACTCTGCATGTCTCTGCTTGATCGGTGGCTGGATAGGAGGCTCCCATGACCGACGAATCAACCGTGCTGGACGAAGCCGCGCCGAACGTGGACGCGGCACATTGGAACGCATGGGGGCCGCACATGCGGGCCTTGTGGGCTTACATGCAGGAAAAGGGATTGCGCCTTGGCGGGATCACCGAGGGTAGCGATGCAAGCGCAACAAGCGAGGATCGGGCAGAGGCCATTCTCGCCAGCCTGAAAGAAGGGGAGGCTGGGGGCTGGGAACTAGTCGCAGACATTGGCGAATCCATCGTGGACAAGCTCCGCGCCGACCTGAAGCCCCGGAAGTCCTGGCGGGTTAGGAAGGCGAAGCTGGAGGCGGAGGTTGCGAAATTGACCGCCACGGAAGCCGACTTGCGGTTTACCACGCGAGAGGCCAATTTGGCCGCGTTTGAGGCTGAGAAGTCCCTAGTCCGCTGGCGATTGCTAGTGCTGGCACACTGGGTCGCAATGCTGATTCTGGTGGCGTGGGGGTGGTAAATCGCCCCGCTACCGCGTCCGGAGCGGGGCTGTGGTGCGGAGGCATGTGCCATTCGGGGCCTGCCGCGTGCATGCGGGCGGGAGATTAAGGGAATGTTAAACGGGAGTCAAGCATGCCATTTGGAGTGAGAAAGTTCGGCTGCGAGAACGCAAACTTCAAAAATGCAGGATGGCACGTCTGCGAGCAATGCAATTGCCGGTTCCACAACTACGTGAAAACTCGGCGCTTTTGCTCCCAATCATGCAGATCGAAGGCTCCCGAGAATATAGCTAGGCTAGGGCCAATGGCTAGGTTGCCTAGAAAGCCAAGGATAAAAAGGCCAAGGAAAGAGGGGCCAAAGAATCGGATATATCGCTATACCCCTAGGCCCAAGAGGCCAAGCAGGAAAGAGGTGCGCAATTGCCAGCAATGCCAAGGTGAGTTTGTGGTATATCGCAGCAATACAAAGCGATTTTGCAGCTACCAATGCCATTTAGATTCTGGTGGCGCACAGAGGGCTGGGCAGGCTTCAGCAAGGGTGATAATGCAAATCAGAGGAAATAAAAAAGACCTAAACCATGATGCCCTCGTGGCTGTTTTTAAGGAGCTTGGATGCAGCGTCATGGAGTGCCATAGCGTCGGAATCCCAGGGTTCCCGGATTTGGTTGTCGGGTGCCTTTTTAGGACGCATCTAGTTGAGGTGAAGAACCCGGAAACCTCTTATGGGCGCAAGGGACTAAACGCGAAGCAAGAAAAATTCAATGATTCATGGCGAGGTGGGAAAGTGCAGATTGTACGATCTTCCGAGGACGTTATCGGACTGGTCAACCGCTGGCGAAAAGAGGCCGAGCCAGCATGAAACCCGAAGCCTTCGAGGTCACTATCGAAACCGCGTGGTTCGACTTGCGGCTCGCCAAGAAGCCGCGAACGTACTACCTGACCCCGGCGCGTCGGCTATTGTGGGGCTATCATTCGGGCCTAGAGGCGGGGCGCGAGATTGGCACCTATACCAGCAAGGTCACGCTGGAGGACTTCAGAAGCGACTGTTTCCACGTTTTGGAGGAAGCCAACGCATGAAAGCCCCGAACCCCTTTGAAGCCAGCCTCCAGCTATGGGGACGTTTGCTGGGGGAACACGGCGATGGCCCGGACGGCATCCCCCGCGCTGACCAAACGCGCTATCACGCCCTCGTGCGGGCGGCAGACTTCCCCCCTGGTTCCGCGTCTGGCCGGTCGGCCCGTTCTATGTCCCGCTTACGCCAATCCCCGACATGGGGCTTTGAGCCGGTGGTCTGCACCGAAACCCGGACGCACCGAATCAGCACCCCGGAGGATTTGCCTTTGGAGGTTCGGCAGGTGCAAAAAGCCTTTGAACGGCTGCATGACTACGCGCCGGAGCTGGCCCGGGTCTTGCTGGCTAACTACCATCGCCTGGGGCCGCAGTCGGACAAGGCGGATGATTTGGGGCTTCCCTATCGGCGGTACAAGGACAGGCTGAAGGGAGCGCGAGCGGGCATGTTCCTGCTGCTATCGGAGGGTGCTTGACAATTCGTGCAGAACGCCCTAAATTGGCGTTGCGGTGGTGAAGGTGTCGGGTTCCTCGCCTGTAGATAGCCCGGCCCCGTTTGTTCCCCGCACAAGTTTTGAAAGCGCGTGGTGTAGGTTTTCCGTTACTTCTTCGGATAAAAAGACTGGCGGGTGTAAGTCCCGCCGATACCGGAGACCGCTTGTTCCCGCGCCCATTGTTGGAAAGCTGGTGGTGTAGAGGACGATTTCATCGACTGTTAATCGAGAGGTCGCGGGTTCGAGTCCCGCCATAGGCCGGAAGGTCAATGTAGCTCAGCCGGTTAGAGCGCTAAAAAAGATCGTTTTCGCTTGTTCCCCAGCCCTATCGTGGTATCCCCGAGGAGGCATCATGCAAAGCAATGTAGCGCGGCAGTTCCGAGTTCAAACCGCTGGCGGCGCTCCCGCCTTCCCGCATCTTTCCCCGATTCAGCAGCTCCGGCGCTCGGTGCTGTCTTGCCTGTTGTGGGAGTCGGAGTTCTACGAGTCCGGCCAGCTCATCGCGGATCGCATCGAATCCCTGGCGGCCCAAGTCACCGCCGAGCAGCTTTCGGCGCTGGCGATTGAGGCCCGCGACGTTCACAACCTGCGGCATGTCTCGCTGCTTCTGTGCGTGGCGCTCGCCAAGCGTGGCGGTTCCAGCGTGGCCCCGACCATTGCCAAGGTTATTCAGCGTGCGGACGAACTGAACGAGTTCGTTTCGCTGTACTGGCGTGCTGGCAAGTCGCCGCTGGCGAAGCAGGTCAAGAAAGGCTTGGCGCTCGCCTTCCAGAAGTTCGACGGCTACCAGCTCGCCAAGTACGACCGCGAAAAGGCTGTGCGCCTGCGGGACGTGCTGTTCATGGTTCACGCCAAGCCGAAGGACGAAGTTCAGGCCGCGCTCTGGAAGTCACTGGTGGATGGCACGTTGCCGTCCCCGGACACTTGGGAAGTCGCCCTGTCTGCCGGTGGCGACAAGAAAACCGAGTTCACCCGCCTATTGACTGAGGGCAAGCTGGGCTATTTCGCCCTGCTTCGCAATCTCCGGAACATGGTGGAGGCTGGCGTGGATGAATCCCTCATCCGGGCGGCTATCGTGGCCCGTAAGGGTGGCGCTCAGAAGGTTCTGCCGTTCCGGTATGTGGCGGCGGCCCGCGCCTGCCCGCGCCTGGAGCCGAGCCTTGACCAAGCCTTGTCGGAAGCCATCGCCGAGTCGGCCCCCTTCAGCGGCAAAACGATTGTACTGGTGGACGTATCCGGTTCAATGGATGCCAAGCTGTCGGCCAAGTCCGACTTGACCCGCATGGACGCGGCCTGCGCCTTGGCGAGCATGATCCACGGCGACCTGCGCATGTTCAGCTTTTCCTACAAGCTGGTCGAAGTTCCGCCCCGTCGCGGTATGGCGGGCGTGGATGCCCTTGTCCGTTCGCAGGAACACGGCGGCACGGCCTTGGCTGAAGCGGTGGCGGCGGTCAACAAACTGCCCCATGACCGGCTGATCGTCATTACCGATGAGCAGGCGACTACGGGAGGTATCCCGGCCCCGGTGGCAAAGCGGGCCTATATGGTCAACGTTGCCAGCAACAAGAACGGCGTGGGCTATGGCCCATGGACGCACCTTGACGGCTTCAGCGAAGGCATCCTTCGGTGGATGCGCGAGTCTGAGAATGACACCTGAGGAACTGGCGAAAGCCGGGGTGACGCTCTACGGCAAATGGGGCTGGCAGACACGGATGGCCGAAGCCCTGGGCGTGGATGGCAGTACGGTACGGCGCTGGGTTTCCGGTGCCGTGCCGGTTCCTGGGCCGGTTGTCGCGGCGCTCACTTGCCTGTTGGGCAGGTGTGCTTGACATTTGGCCCGACCCACCCGAAAATCCGCTAACGTCTGTTTTTGCCCCTGCAACATTCCCGCGAGGCTTCTATGTCATCCCGAAGTTCAATCACATGGAAGGGTGGCAGAGCGGCAATGCGTTCGCTTGCTAAGCGATAGCCGGGCACGAAAGTCCCGCGCCGGTTCGATTCCGGCCCCTTCCGCCAAGTTCAGGGAAGGTGCCGCTGGGTTGGCTGGCAGACAGCCTCGAAAACTGTAGGTGCCGTAACAGGTAGGGGTTCGACTCCTCCGCCTTCCGCCATTGGAGAGATAGACCGCTAAGGAGGCGGGACGGGCTGTAACCCCGTTGGCGCAAGCCCCGCAAGGCTCGATACCTTGTCACTCCACCACTTCAGCCCCGCCTAACCAGCGGGGCTTTTTACTGGGCGAAAGCCCATTGGCGGCAGTCTGCCGTCGCCGCCCGGCCCTTCCCTCGGGGGTCGCGGCGGCACCTTTTTGGAGTTGTCCGTGCCGGAAGCGATGTTCGTCAATTTCGCGCTGACCCTGCTAGCCGCTGGCTGCATTGGGCTGGTCGGGGCGCACCTGAAGCTGCGCTCTGACCTGTCCGACTTGCGCCTGCGTGTGGCTGAGAACTACGCCAACAAGGGCGATATTTCCAAGGTCGAGGCCGCCATGACTTCGGTTTCCAGTGAGCTTCAGGCGGTTCTGAAGGCCGTTTATCAAATCCAGGCAGACTTGAAGGCAAGTCAAGCTCATGGCGGACGCTGAGGATTCGGCTGGCGCTCTAAACGAGGCAGCAAGGCGGCTGGAGGCTGCGAGTCGCAATTTTGCGACGGCCAACAGTAACCAGTCCACGGTGACCTTGCAGGCAGGCGGTGCCGGGGTTTGGGTAGCCACCACATGCTGCCTGATTATGTTGTTTTCAGGTCTGATGGGGGCGTTTTGGGTATCCAGAGAGTTCAATCAGATTGACGCTCAAATGACCACACTCCGCAATGACAATGATGTGATGCGCCAATATTTGAGCAGCATCTATCAGCAGGCCCCATGGCTCACAAGGCCCACTGAAAAACAGAAAGAGGAAAAGGCTAGCGGTTCCAAGTAGTCTCTGTGAGCGCCCTTTCTACTGACCATCCGGCCTTTAGTCTGGCGTGGAGCGTGCTAGCTTGAACTCCAACCTTTCTAGCCCAAACGGCCATTTCGTAGGTCTCGCTATTGTAAGTGATGAGTTTTGCGCTTTTTGGGATGCGTCGGTTAGCTGATTGTTCTTTCCGCGTGGCCCAGCGGCAGTTTGATGGTTCGTAGTTGCCGTCATTGTCGATTCGATCAAGCGTGTGCTGCGGACTGGGCGGAGGCCCCATGTCATCGCGCCAAGCTGCGAAGTCATGCCGCCATTTGTCGCAGACAGAAATTCCCCTGCCGCCATAGTTTTCAAAATATTTGGTAGTGGGGTTGTGGCAGCGCGCAATCATGGCGACCCATACGCTATAAAGCCTGTCCCTGTTTTTACGGCCCGCGCCACCATGGGTGGTATGTCGTTCATCCCGAAGGCACCCGCAAGAACCGCTTAAACCGCGAGTTAAATTCCCATGCGGGATATCTCGAATCGTTCCACATTCACACCGGCATTCCCAAAGGGTGCATCTGCCTCTTTGATAGTTTCGCCGATTTAGCACCGTCCATCGGCCAAAAGTTTGTCCATTTAGATCAATTCGTTTTGACATGATGGCACCTAGTTTGATGGTTGTCAGCACGTCAATTATACAATAAAGCAGGAGAGAGTTTTCTTCATGTCGATCATCATCCTTACCCCGATGCGCCCCAGCCCGACACGGCCCGACCCCCTGCCCATTCCCCCGCCCGAACTTGTGCTGGCTTGTCCGCACACCGAGGCTTGGTACGACGAAGACCAAAACCTCATTTGCGCTGCCTGCTTCGCGGTCTTGGCCGAAGGCGCGTGATAACCGGCGACACCCTGAGGGCCATCTACGGCGACACCATGGCGGACGAAAACGCCTGGTCGCTGCCGATTTGGACGGCCTGCCAGCGGTACGGCATCACGACTCGCCTGCGCCTTGCCGCCTTTCTGGCGCAGATCGGGCACGAGTCGGGGCGGCTGCACTACGTCCGCGAGATTTGGGGGCCGACACTCGCGCAGAAGCGCTACGAAGGCCGCCTAGACTTGGGCAACACCCAGCCCGGCGACGGCAAGCGGTACATGGGTCGCGGCCTGATTCAGATTACCGGGCGCTCGAATTACGACAAGGTTGGGCAGGCGCTGGCATGGAACTTCGTCGGGCATCCCGAATTACTGGAGGAACCCGGTTGGGCGGCCCTGTCTGCCGGATGGTTTTGGGACTCGCGCAAGCTGAACGTTCTGGCCGATAAGCCGGACTTCCTCGCCATTACCAAGAAAATCAACGGCGGCTACAACGGACTTGCCGACCGCCAAGCCCTGTATGACCGCGCTTTGAAGGTGCTGGTTTGAACATCAAGGGTTGGTCGGCAGCGGCGCTGACCCCGATAGTCGCGTTTGTTGCGTTGTGGCCCCAGGTGGAGCCGTTCGCGGACTGGCTGCTAAAAATATTCATGCTTGCGATTGACCGGCCCTTGTTTCAGATGGGGGCTTCATCCATTGTGGCGGGACTGGCGCTGGCGGCGTTCATCCCGCATATCCCTTACATCGGCAAGTGGCAGGCAGGCACTACAAAGGGATGGACTCGATTTAGCGCGGGACTATTCACGGCAGGGTTCTTCCTGCTTCTGACGCGCCCGACCACGCCGCCCCAGTGGGCCGATTGCGGCACCTTCGCGTTCGTCGCTGGTGGGTGTGCGGCGGCTGGCTGGACTACGTTTTCAGGCTGGTTTTACAAGGTGGTGGACAAGCCGGAGTCGCTGAAATGAACGACCAATACCACGGATTCTGAATTTTTGGCGGCGGCGTGGAAGGACACGCAGGTTACGTCACGTTCTAGCGCGGGGCTTTCGATCCGTAGTGCGACCCGTGAATAGCCGGAATCAAGTCCGGCCCGCCATTTCACCAAAGGCTGAACTGATGCGTAGAATTACATGGACAGTCCGCCCCGAAAAGATCGGCTGGAACGTGGTGCGCGACGACAAGGCGCTCTATTGGTTCCTCTGGAAATTCCGGGCCGTAGCCTTCGCCCGCCGCCGCTGCAATTTTGAGCTTCAGCACTATCACCAGCCGAGTGAGTTGATGATCGCTGACCGGAAGGGGCGATATACGGCTGAGGGATCGACTTACGGCAATGACCCAAGGAATATTCCCGGATGAAAGACCAATATCACGGCTTCATTGGCGCTGAGGACATTCGCACTGGCTTCGGTGACGGCTAATGCCTTTCTGGCTATTCTTGAAACCGTTCCTAACGGGCGCTATGGCGTTCCTGAAGGGTTTGCCGTGGCAGCTATGGGCTGGACTCGGGATAATGGCGCTGGGGCTGTTCTGGGGCCATCTGCGCTTCAACGCCGGGCAGACTGAAGGACTGGCCGAGCGCGACAAGGTTCAGGCCAAGTACGATGCCCACCTGAGGGCCGACACCGACGCGCTGGACGAAGCAAAGCGCGAGGCCAGGGCCGCTGAATCCGCCCAGAAACAGGCAATGGCCGATGCCAAAGCCACCTACGCCAAGGACAAGCAACATGCGCTCGACGCAAAAGACCTGGTTATTGCTGACCTTCGTTCTGGCGCTCGCCGGTTGCAAGACAAGTGGCGGGGTTGTGAGTCCGGCCCCAAAACCGCAGGCGGTGGACAAGGAAGCGATGGCCTCGCCGACCTACGAGCAGAAAGTGCAGGGCGAATTGTTCGATACGCCGCCGAAGCCGATGCCCAAGTAACCTACCTGCAAGGGCTGATACGCTCGGCCCCTGCTTGTTTCAGGATTGAGCCGTGAGCCTATCCACTGGCGATTTGGTCATGGGAACCATAGGCATGCTGATTGTCTGGCTTATGGAGCCGCGCTTTATGGTCGCGGTCTGGAGCGCCCTTGAGGCGGCAAAGAAGCGGAAATGACCGAAGCTGAACACAATGTCCGGGTCTTGCTGAACACGGTTCCCGCCGTTGATCGGGCCATTGTGGTATTTCCGGCTGAGGGCATAGAATCCAGCGTGCGCTGGGTCGGCATGACGGCTGAACAAGTCGCATCTACCCTGTACCAAGTGGCCGATGAAGTGTTAAGGCAGCGGGTTCCTTTGAGGGAGCGGCACTGATGGACGGGATAGAGACATTATTGGCGACATTGAGCGCCGATCCCGAGTTCAAGCGCAGGTTGGCCGAAAACAGTTTCATGCACAGTCTGGATTGGACGGATAGCCAACTAAAGCGGTACAACGCTCGCCTGTTTGACCTGGGCGCTCGGCAGATTCGCTGGCGGCCTAGCCGCTTGAGCCTTGAGGGTGTGCTGAGATGATGACTTGGAAGCACTGGGCTGTGATGTGGCTAGTGCCTGACGCGCAGACTGAGGCCATGTGGTTGTTATATGCCAGACAGCTTGCTTTGGCGTTTGACAGCAATGTTCCGGCCATCGTCCTATTGGCGATGGTTTGGACGGTGCATGTTGTCATTGTCAGTGCCCTTATTTTCGGGCCGCTTATACTGATGGGATGGCCTGGGAATCATGGCCTGTGACTCATGCACTAGACGGCGCGAGCAGCTTATCCGAGCCGCTGCCATTGCCCGAGAGCGTGCCGCCCTGTTGTTCAAGCGCGTTAGTCGAACTACTAACCGCCCAAGTGAAAGCGATCAACGGGCTGATGGACGCAATAGACCGCCTAGCCCAAAGCAATGAGGCGATGGTGGATGCCTTGATTGCGGGCGAGGATGAAGAAGGGGCTGGTAGTCAGCACCTGTGAGCCAATGGGCGCACCTCTACAACGCCCGATCCTGGCGTAAGCGCAGGGCTGAGCAGCTACGGCGTGAGCCACTATGTAAGTTCTGCCTAAGGGTGGGAAGGGTGACGGAAGCCACTGTGGCTGACCACCGGATTCCGCATAGAGGCGACCTTGTGCTGTTTGCTGGCCCTTTGGATTCGTTATGCAAGCACTGTCACGATAGCGTTAAGGCCCGTGAGGAAGGCGGCAACCCGATCATCGGGGTGGATGCGCAGGGATGGCCCTTGCATGGGTGATGAGATCAAGCGTTGTGGGATTGAAGGTTGCGAGTCGCCCGTTTGTGCGTTGGATATGTGCGTAAAGCACTATCAGCGGCAGCGGGCGCATGGCGACCCTATGTTTACGAAGCGTGGCCTAAGGGTAGAAAAGGCATGCAAATGCTGTGGGTTGGTCATGCGCTTGAAGCCTGCCAAGGCCAAACAGCGGCTTTATTGCTCACGGGCATGTCAGGCAAAAGGGTCGGTTCTGTCTAAGGGGCTTAGCCCTAGGGCCGACTCTATGACCGCCTGCTTAGGGTGTGGCCTGCCTGTCACTAGGCCCATGAGGGCCAAGGATGCGGCTAAGTTCTGTGGTCGCTCCTGCTATGGGGTATGGAAGGTTAAGGCCCATGATGAGCGATGGAGTGAGCTAAGGCACGCTAAGGAAGCCGAAAGGGCTAGGCTGGCAGTAGTGCAGCCAGAGCTAGATGCGCTACATAGAATGGCCCGTTATGTAGAGAGGCCGTCTAGGCGCAAATGTGCTGGCTGTGATGCCTTGGTTATAAATCGAAAGTGGGCTAGGTTCTGCCCTTCATGCAGGGAGGCCGGGAAGAAGTCCGCTGCTAGGCGATTAAAGCTAACCCCCGCTTACAAGGCATTGAAGCTAAAGCACAAGACCCTGCGGCGAGCTAGGCAAGAGATAGAGGCTGAAGCCGTTAACCCGTATGTCGTGTTCCATAAGGCAGGCTGGAAGTGTCAGATATGCGGGGTGGATACGCCTAGGAGGCTGCGAGGGACATATGAGCCTAACGCGCCCGAGCTAGATCACATCGTGCCCTTGGCTAAGGGTGGCGGCCATACATGGGCTAATGTTCAGTGCTCATGTAGGCGGTGCAACGGGGCTAAGGGTGCATCCTTGGCGGCATAGGTAGGGGGCGGAGGGTTCCCACGAAAAAGCGATTCATAATGTACACCGCGCCAGACGGTTTCTGCGCACGTTTACAGTTGGTCGGACGACCAGAAATAACGAGCCGTTAACACATGGGAAACCCGAGACTTCCGATAGCCAAGGCTGAGGCTTCTGGCGCAGCCATGCTTCACCCTGAGCGACACCGGGGCCGGAAAGCCCCAAGACAGCGCCCGGTCGGTGAGCCTTACGCGACCATGACCGATGACCAGAAGCGGGTTTGGGCCGAATGCCAGTTGGACATGCCCTGGTTGAAGTCGGGTCACCGGCTGTTGCTGAGGCAGGTATGCGTACTTGCGGCCCGGATGGACACCGAGACAGACATGGGTATTTCCGCCCATCAGGCGCTTAGCGCCATGCTGTCGAAACTGGGGGCGACCCCGACTGATGAAAGCAAAGTGAGCTTTGATGCTGGCGAAGACGAAGACCCTGCCGATAAGTTCTTCAGACAGAACTAGGCAGTATGCGGAGGATGTGGTTGCCGGGGCGATAGTTGCCGGGCCGCATGTTCGCAATGCCTGTCGGCGGCACTTGCTGGATTTGGAAAAGGGCCATGAGCGCGGCCTTTGGTTTGATGAGGCGGCAGCGGCCCATGAGATAGCCTACTTTGAGGGGGTGCTGAAACTGTCGGAAGGGCAGTTTGAAGGCAAACCGTTCCTGCTAGACCCGAGCCAAGCCTTCATCATCGGCTCGCTGTTTGGTTGGAAGCGGGCGGACGGTGAGCGCCGGTTTCGCCGTGGCTATGCGGAGATGGGTAAAGGCAACGGGAAAAGTCCCCTTGCTGGCGGCATCGGCCTGAATGGGCTGGCTTCTCAGGGAGAGTCTGGGGCACAGATTTATTCGGCAGCGGCCAAGCGTGAGCAGGCAGGCATCCTGTTTGCTGACGCGGTGAAGATGGTCAAGCAGTCCCCCGCGTTAAAAAAGCGTTTGCAGTTTTCAGGCGGTGAAGGGCGCGAGTTCAATATCGCCCATCACGCCAGCGGGTCATTTTTCCGGCCTGTGTCGAAGGACACCGGCAGGACAGGTTCCGGCCCGCGTCCGTATTTCGTCCTAGCGGATGAGGTTCACGAATTACCTGACCGGACGATCTTGGAAACGCTGGAACGCGGCTTTAAGTTCCGCCGCTCGCCGCTGCTTTTCATGATTACCAATTCCGGCAGCAACCGGAACAGCGTCGCTTGGGAGGAACATGAACACGCTGTGAGGGTGGCGGCAGGCCATACGGAAGCAGTCAATGACCCGACCTTCGTGGGCGAGCCGTTGGATGACACGACCTTCAGTTATGTTTGCGCGTTGGATGAGGGCGATGATCCGCTGCATGACCCGAGTTGCTGGGTCAAGGCAAACCCGTTGCTGGGTGTGACCATTACCCATCAGTATTTGGCCGATGCGGTGGCGCTGGCTAAGTCTATTCCCGGCAAGTTGAACGGTATTTTGCGGCTTCACTTCTGTGTCTGGACCGACGCGGAAACGGCGTGGATGACCCGCGAAACCTTGGAGCCTGCCTTGGCAGACTTTGAGATAAGCGAACACGCCGGAAAGGAAGTCTATCTCGGGCTCGACCTTTCACAGAACCGGGACATAACCGCGCTATCGGCGGTAGTGAAAACCGGGGAAATCGAGTGTGAGGTTTTGGTTGACGGCAAGAAACAAACCGTCCTGAAGCCTACGTTCGATATGTGGGCGGAGGCATGGACTCCGAAAGACACGATGGAAGCCCGAGAGCTTCGGGACAAACTGCCGTACTCGGTTTGGGTGGCGCAGGGGCATTTACACGCGCCCAAGGGCCAGAGCATTAGCTTCCGGCATGTGGCGCAGCGCGTGGCTGAATACGGCCATGAGTTCAACGTCAAACTGGTTGCTTATGATCGGTTTGCGTTCAAGCAGTTTGAAACGGAAGCCGAAGCTATTGGGCTGAAGCTTGAGTTTGTAGAGCATCCGCAAGGCGGCCTGAAAAAAGGCAAGCCCACGGAGGCCATGAAAGAGGCCGCGAAACGCGCCAAGAAAGAGCCGGAAGGAATGTGGATGCCTGGGTCGGTTCGGTTGTTTGAGGATGCTTTGTTAGAGGGTCGGCTTCGCATCCGAAGGAATCCGGTTTTGGTTTCCGCGATCATGTCAGCGGTCACGGAGGAAGATAAGTGGGGCAATCATTGGCTCGCCAAAACGCGCTCCACAAACAAGATTGACTGTGCGGTGGCAGGATGTATGGCGATAGGCGCGGCAAACGCTGTCCCCGTGGTCACGCAAAAGCTGGTGATGTTCGTTCTATGACCGCCTGCCAAGGCTGCATCAGCCGCCAGCGCCGCCTAGTGAAATTGTTGTGCAAGAAGCCGGACAGTTCGCTTTGCCGTAGGGCAAAAGCGCGTCTGGACAGGATGCTTTTACCTACTGAGGCAAAGAAATGAGCATGAATCGCGCTTACTCCGCTTTTGAAATCAAGGCGGTGGACGATGAAAGGCGAGTGATTACTGGCCTCGCCACCAGCCCGGTTCCTGATCGGGCGGGCGACATTGTGAACCCGATGGGCGTGAAGTACGCCAACCCCCTGCCGTTCCTCTGGCAGCATCGCCACGACTCGCCAGTGGGTACGGTCATTTTCGACAAGCCCACGAAGAACGGAATTACCTTTACCGCAACGCTTCCCAAGATTACCGAAGCTGGCCCGCTGAAAGATATGGTGGACATGGCATGGCAGGCGATCAAGGAAAAGCTGGTGCGCGGTGTGTCCATCGGATTTCGCCCTCTGAAGTACGCCTATCTCGAAAGTGGCGGCGTGGATTTTCAGGAGTCCGAAGTGTATGAATTGAGCGCGGTGACCATCCCAATGCACCAGCTCGCCACCATTCAGAACATCAAGGCGATGGATGCGGCTATCAAGCGCCCCGTCCGCCTTCTCACGCTCAAGAAAGACCACGAAAAACTTCCTGGCGGCGCTGTCCGCCTTATCCGCTAAGCAGGCATTGCCTCCCGTTGCACGGAGGCCATAGGGCTGCTCCTTTTCATCAACAGGAAAACCATGAAGACCTTCGCTGAACAAATCGCTGCTTTGGAGGCCACTCGCGCCGCCAAGTCGGCCCGCATGGCTGAGATCATGCAGAAATCCATGGATGAGGGCCGTTCTACCGATACGGCTGAATCCGAGGAGTTCGACACCGTTGAGGGTGAAGTCAAGACCCTTGACGCCGACCTCGTGCGCCTTCGCAAGATGGAACGCATTGCCGCCGAGAACGCCAAGGCCGTGGATACCGCGCCCGTGCGTGATACCCCGGCTCGCCCCGATGGCCTCGTCACGCTCAAGACCGTGGAAAAGCTGGAGCCGGGCATCGCGTTCGCCCGTTACGCCATGTGCTTGACCAAGGCCAAGGGCAATCACCTGATCGCGTTCCAGTTGGCCGAGCGCCACTTTCCGCAGACCGAGTCTGTGGTCAAGACGCTGAAGTTCCAGTCGGAAGGCTGTGACTTGCAGGAAATGATGAGGATCAAAACCACGATCCCAGCGGGTACGTCCACCGATTCCACTTGGGCGCTCCCGTTGGTGTACGCCAATACCTTCGGTGGTGACTTCATCGAATACCTGCGTCCGCGCACCCTGATCGGTCAGGCACAGTTCCGCGCCGTTCCGTTCAATGTTCGCATCGGCGGCCAGACCAGCGGCGGCACGGCGGGCTGGGTCGGCCAGGGCAAGAGCAAGCCTGTTACGAAGTTCGACTTCAACGCCACGACCGTTCCGTTTACCAAGGTCGCGGCCATTGCGGTCATCACGCAGGAGCTGGCTCGTTTCTCCGATCCGTCGGCGGAGCGTCTGGTGCGTGACTCGCTGGCGGATTGCGTCATCGCCCGCGTGGACTCGGACTTGTTTGATCCCGATGTGGCGGCAGTCGCCAACGTCAACCCGGCTGGCCTGCTGAACGGCGTGAATCCGGTGGCTGGCCCGACCGGCAGCGACCCGGATGATATTCGCTGCGCGTTGCTTCGCCTGTGGGCACCGTGGGATTCGACCAACATCGGTGCGCGTCCGGCTTACTTCACGACTCCCGCTGTCGCTCGCTTCCTGGCGTTCATGCGTGATGCGTTGGGTACTCCGGCGTTCCCTGGCGTGACTCCGTTCGGCGGCTCGCTGGATGGCATCCCGCTGCGTGTTTCGCAGTACCTCGCCAACAACGGCGGTTCCGGTGGCGCTCCCTTCATCCTGGCGGATGAGGCGGAAATCTACTTGGCCGACGATGGCAGCGTGACGCTCGACCAGTCCGATCAGGCTTCCATCGAAATGACGGATGCTCCGGTCGGTTCGTCCAGCGCGTCGGTGACCAGCAATGGCTCGCCGTTCGTGTCCATGTGGCAGACCAACAGCATCGCGTTCCGCGCCGAAAGGTTCATCTGGTGGGGTGCCCGTCGTTCGGGTGCTATCCAGTGGATTGACGGCTTCCCGACCGCCTGCTGAGTTGTACCCTGAGAGGCCCTTCGGGGCCTCTCTTTTCTGGAGCAATAGATGAAAGTCACCCCGATCAAAAAGAAGTTCGGCAAATACGCGCCGGGCGATGTGTTCACGCTGCCCGACAAGGCCGCCAAAATCTTCATCAAGGCGAATAGGCTGGAGCAAGCGGATAACGTTGCTGCTGAGCCGGTCCCCGGCACATATGCAACCCGAATGTTGACGGCTGAGCCAGTGGTTATCGTCGCGCCCTACGGCTTCAAGGCCGATGGCTCTCCCCGCGCCCGACCGGGCCGCCCTGCGGCGAAGACCGCCTAAGTGACCAAGCTATTCGCGGCATTGCTGGCGATCAACCCGCTGGCCTATCTGCTTGCGCTTGCCTTTTTGGGTGCGGCAAGCGTGGTCGCTGGCGTTGCGCTCCTTTTCGGAATCGGCTGGGCCTTCATTGCGTCCGGCGTATTCCTGCTGTCCGGTGCTTGGTTCATCACGCGAGGCATGAGCCAGAATGGCTAACCCGACGATTATGGCCGTGCTGAGTAACGCGGCCTCCCGCAAATCGCTTCATCCTGTCTATGACTCGCATGGTGGTCATGGCGGCTGGCGGCGAATCTTTGAGCCATTCTCGGGCGCTTTTCAAATGAATGTGGAGGAGGCTCGGGGCACCCTGTTCTGCTACCCGACCCTGTATGCCTGTCTGTCCCGAATCTCTCAGGACATTGGCAAGCTGCCGTTTGTGCTGAAAAGTCAGGATGCAAACGGGGTATCGAAGATTGTCGAAAACTCGGCTTACTCCCCGGTACTTCGCAAGCCCAATCACTACCAGACCGCGCAACAGTTCCGCGAAGCGTGGGCCTTGTCTCGCATGATCCACGGAAACGCCTATATTCTCAAGCAGCGCGATGATCGCGGCGTGGTAGTGAAGCTGTACGTGCTAGACCCCTGCCGCGTGATGCCGATGGTTTCGGACTCGGGCGATGTGTTCTACCAAGTCAATTATCCCGATGCCGCGAATCTTCTGCCGCAGAATTACCCAGCCGAGCAGTTGACGATTCCAGCGCGGGAAATCATCCACGACCGCATCAATTGCTTCCACCATCAGCTAATCGGTGTGCCGCCTGTGTGCGCTGCCCATTGGCCTGCGGTGAAGAATCTCAAAATCCTGAAGTCTAGCGCGGAGTTTTTCACAAACAATGCGCAGCCGGGCGGCATCCTGACCGCGCCTGCGGGCATGAGCGAAACCGATGCCGACGCGCTGAAGGCTTACTGGCAGACCAATTACAGCGGCACCAATTCCGGCAAGGTCGCGGTGATCGGTGCTGACATGAAGTTCACCAGCTTCGCCATGAAGTCCGCTGACTCGCAGCTTGTCGAACAAATGCGTTATTCGGATGAGCAGATTTGCCAGCCGTTCGGTATCCCTCCCTTCAAAATCGGCATCGGCTCCATTCCTGCGGGTCTCGGCGTGGATGCCATCAATTTGCTGTATTACGATGACGCGCTCGGCGGCCCGATTGAGTCCATGGAAAACTTGCTAGATGAGGGGCTGTCTGTCGCTTCTCCGCTCGGCATTTGGATGGACACCGAGCCATTGCTCCGGATGGACGTGGGCAAGCAGGCCGACGTGGAGGTTAAATTGGTAGGCGGCAAGATCAAGACCCCGGATGAAGCCCGCTTGCGGTTCAATCTTGCAGGCACTCCAGGCGGCGGCACCCTGTGGGGCCAGCAACAGGACTACCCGCTGGGCATGTTGGAGAATCGCGCAGACTGGGATCCGGCCATGCAAACGGCCCCCGCGCCTGAAGCTCCCGCGCCCATCCCCGATGACGAAATGGATGCCACTATGGACGAAGCCGCATGACCCCCGAAATTCAGAAGTCCATCCTGGGAGCCTGCGCCCGGTTCATCCGAAAGCAGCTTGAACCTATCACACGGGAGATTGGCGAGCTAAAGAGCCAGCTTTCGACGGTCACGAAAGCCGCGCCTGAACCTGTGCCGGTTCCTGAGGTTGTGAAGGAACTGCTTTCCACCGAAGGCCTGCAAGTGATGGTTGACTTGCATGTGGCCGAAGGCGTGTCAAAGCATTTTGAGGAACATCCGGTAAAGGATGGCGAGTCGGTTAGCCACGAGTCTGTGAAAGCGATGGTTGATGAGGCTGTCAAAGCCATCCCAGCGCCCCATGACGGCAAGTCGGTTACCGCTGAGGAAGTGTTGCCCGCGCTTATGGACGCCTTGCACAAGGCCGTTGCAGCCATTCCTAGGCCCAAAGACGGCGAGGATGGCAAGTCAGTATCTCTGGCCGACCTTGAACTTTTGCTGGAGTCGGCGGTGAACAAGTGGGCGCTGGAGTTTGAGCGCCGAGCGCAGGCTCAGATTGAACGCGCCGTTGACCGCCTGCCCGTTCCGAAAGATGGCAAGGACGGCGTAGATTTTGCGGAAGTCGAATTTGACTATGACGGCGAGCGCACACTGACGATTCGCGGCAAAGGCGGCGAGATTACCAAGCGCCTGCCGATCCCGATTGATCGCGGTTATTACCGGCAGGGCATGGCCTGTGAAAAGGGCGATGTAGTCACCGAGTCCGGCAGCGCGTGGATTGCCTTGACCGACACCGACACGAAGCCCGGACACGAGCAGAAAGACGCTTGGCGCATGATGGCGCGTAGGGGCAAAGATGGCGATAAGGGCGATCCTGGCAAGGCCTATGTGCCCCCGGCCCCGGTGAAACTGGACACACCATGACCGACTTGGTTTCAACCACTGAGGCTCGCTCCCATTTGCGGCTGGATACGGTGCCTTCGGGTTCGCCGGATGATGTGTGGCTGGCGGTGTTTATCCCGGCTATTTCCGAGGCTGTGCTTGGCTGGTTGAAGGACGCATGGCGGGCCTATGTGCCGATGGAGGATTCCAGCGGCATCCTTGTAGATTCCAACGGTGACCCCATTCCGGCCCTTCCCTTGACGGCAAAGCCGGTTGTTAAAGCGGCGGTCTTGCTGGAGCTTGGCAATGTGTTCCGCTTCCGCGAAGGTGAGGGCGTGGATAACGTGCCCGACCCCTCCGCAGGCTGGGGCTACACGCTGAACAAGACTTCCACGGCGCTGCTATCCGGTATTCGGAAAAGTACCCTGAAATGAGCATCGCAGCGGGCAGGCTTCGGCATTGGGTGACCCTGGAGCGGTTTACCTTTGTGCAGGACAGCGCGGGCGACCCGATTCAAGACCCGGTGTCGGGTGAGCTTCGCAAGGAATGGACGGAAGTGGCGCAGCTTTGGGCGGCCATTGAGCCATCATCGGCGCGGGAGTTCATCGCCAGCCAAGTCGGGCAGTCTGAGGTGACGGGCAAGATCATCATCCGCTATCGCCCCGATGTGCTGGCAACGGACAGGATTGTGCATAATGGCCGGGCTTACCAGTTGTTCGGAGTGCTGGGGGATTTGTTCAGCGGCATGGAGTATTTGACCTTGCCTTGTGGCACCGGACTGAATACAGGCGAGTAGCATGGAAACGTGGGCCATTCTGGCAAGCGGCCCCAGCATGTCGCAGGCGATAGCGGATTCGGTGCGCGGTCGCTGCAAGGTGATCGCGGTATCAGATTGCTTCAAGCTCGCGCCTTGGGCCGATGCGCTGGTGTCGCAGGACAAGCCGTGGTGGAAGTTTCACAAGCCCGAATTTTCAGGGCGCAAGTTCAGCGGCGGGGCGGAAAACATTGAAGGCACCGAGCGCGTAGAGTTTGAGGGCAGTATCGGCACGGGCACGAATAGCGCGTTGCTAGCCTGTCATGTGGCGGTCAAGGTGTTCGGTGCAAAGCGGATTCTGTTGCTGGGCGTGGATATGGGTGGAACCCATTTTTTCGGGCCTCACCCTGAGCCGCTAAAGAACACGAAGCCGGAACGGTTTGAGCAAATGAAGTTGCAGTTTGCACACTGGGTTCACAAGGGCGTGGAAGTTTTCAATTGTTCGCCTGATTCGGCGTTAACCTGTTTTCCAAAGGCGACCCTTGAAGACTGCCTATCTCGGCCTGCGTGAAGGTCTGCCCTACCGCCGAGAGGCGTTCAGGGCCGGACTGGAATCGCTGGGCTACACGGTTCGGGAGTGCATCACGCTCAAGCCGGAGTCGGGCGACCTGTTGTGCCTATGGAATCGGTACGGCGAGAAGGACTTGGCGGCGCTGGCATTTGAGGCGGCAGGACTTCCCGTGCTGATCGCGGAAAACGGCTATCTCGGAAACGAGTTCGCCGGGAAGCAATGGTTCGCCTTGTCCCGGAACCAGCACAACGGGGCCGGAACCTTCTCGGAGGGTGGCCCGGAACGCTGGGACAGCTTGGGCGTGACCTTGCAGCCGTGGCGGGAAAGCGGGGAAACTGTCCTGCTTCCGCAGCGTGGGATTGGGCCTCCGGGCGTGGCGATGCCGAGAGACTGGCTAGAACGCACCCAGAAGCGGTTAGGCGGGGCTTCGTATCGTGTGCGGGTTCATCCCGGCACCCGGTCTTGTATGCCGCTTGAGGACGATCTAGCGGACGCTGGGCGGGTTATCACTTGGGGGTCAGGCGCGGCGCTGAAGGCGCTAACCTGGGGCATCCCGGTGGAGTCGGATATGCCCCGATGGATCGGAGCATGTGAAAACACGGACGCGGGACGGTTGGCGATGTTCCGCAGGCTGGTTCACGGCATGGCAACGCTGGAGGAAATAGCGGACGGGTCGGCCTTTAGGAGATTGCTTTGAAGGTCGCGTGTTTGATGACATTCGGGAATCGGCGTTACCGCCATATTGCCGAGGCCATGAGCCTAGGCATTGCGAAGTGCGGCGACCAGTCGGTCATTTGCCATGCGGCCTCCACGCCTAACGCCGATGCCGCTGTCATGTACGGTTGGAAGCTGTCCCACTTCGTTAAGCAGTACCCGCAGTTTGCTTATGCCGATTTGGGCTACTGGCACCGAAAGGACTACTACCGCCTGACCGTGAATGGCTGGGGGTCGGAAAGCTACGTCAAAGCGGGATTGCCTGCCGAGCGCCTGAAGTCGCTAGGCGTTAGGATTGAGCCGTGGCAGGAAGGCGGTGATGAAATACTGATTGTCGGCTCTAGCCGCAAGTCAGCATTGCAGCACGGCTTTCAATACATGGAGTGGGAGCGAAACGCAGCTAAGGCTTTGGAATGTTCGGGCAAGCGGGTGGTGTATCGCCCGAAGCCTACTGACCTGGAGCGCATACCGATTGACGGCATTGGCTACGATGAACGACCGTTAGAGGAAGCGTTAGCGAAAGCCTGCCTAGTGGTCACGCATCATTCCAACGTGGCCGTGCAAGCGTTAGCCGCTGGTGTGCCGGTGCATTGCGTGACCGGCGCTGGCGCAGCGTTCAGTGTGCCGCTGGGTGACTTCACGCGACTGGAAGGCCGGGAACAATTCCTGGCCGATGTGGCTTGGCTGCAATGGAGTCTAGACGAAATGCGGAACGGCACATGCTGGGCGCATATCAAGGAACGAGGGCTGATGTGCTGACGTTTGACGTGGTGACTACCTTCGCCCAGAAGCACTGGGAGTCTCATGCGCGGCGCTGTGTGGAAACCTTCGGCCTGTACTGGCAGGGCATCCACCTGACCACGTTTGATGATGAGGCGCTTGAATCGGGGTCGGATTGGTTGGCAGCTTTCAAAGAGCGACACAAAGACCGGCCTACGGATAACTACCGCAAGGATGCGGTGAGGTTCGCGCACAAGGTAGCAGCGATTGAGCTAGCGTTTCAGGGCGGCATTTCCGACTACCTGATTTGGATGGACGCTGATTGCGTGACCCATGCTCCGGTTGACGTGGCATGGCTGACGCGGTTGTCGCAAGGGGCGGACTTCGCCTATCTGGCGCGGGACAGGAAGTATTCCGAGTGCGGGTTCCTGATGATTCGCAGGAATCAGCGCGGCGAGAAGCTGATTAAACGCCTAGTGGACTTGTACCGCACCGACAAGCTATTTCTGCTTCCGGAGTGGCATGATTGCTGGGCGTTTGACCATGCTAGGAACGGATTGCAGGGGCAGCTTCAGTGCGCTTCCCTGTCGGGCAATGCCAACCGCATGGCCCATCCGTTCGTTAACGGGCCGTTGGGCGAAAGGCTTGACCATTGCAAGGGCGCTCGAAAGGCGCAGGGCCGAAGCCATGCCAGCGATTTGAAAGTACAACGCACTGAGGCCCACTGGAATGTCTAAGCGGTACGAGCAATTGATTCCGCTGATTCAGACGTGCAAGCCGCGCTGTATCGTGGAGGTCGGGGTTCACAAGGCCAAGCGGTCTGTGAAGATGTGCGAGGCCGCGCTAAAGTTCGGCCCGGTGCACTACATCGGCTATGACGTGTTCGACACGATGGGAGCGCAGTTTCAGGCGGAGGCACTGAACGGCAAGGGTCCGGCTACGGAAGCCCATGCGCGAGACAAGCTGAACGCGCTGGCTAGGGTGCGGAGTGGATTCACCTATGAGCTGATCGTGGGAGATACCCGAAACACCCTGCATGGACGCGGCGTTAAGGCCGACTTCGCCTTCATTGATGGCGACCACAGAGCGGAAGTGATCGAAGGCGACTATTTGGCGCTGCATCTTTCCCCGGTGATCGTGCTGGATGATTACTACGTCGAAAACGAAGGACGGATGCCAGTTGACCTTGCCAAGCATGGCGCTAACTCCCTGGTCGGGAACCTTCGTATTTCCGGGCATCGGGTAGAGGTATTCCCCGTGGCCGACTGGTGCAACGCGGGGCCGCTGGTGAAGTTGGCGGTGGTGTTCCGGTGAAGATGGTCAAGGGCTGGGCCGTTCCTGATTTTGATGACCAGTGGGAGGGCTTGATCGCGGAGGATGGGACTTACCAATATCCCAACCTGATCGCAGCGGTATCCCGGTGCAAGCGGCTGCGGACGGTGATTGATGGCGGGGCGCATATCGGCACATGGTCTCGGGTGTTCGCGTCATTCTTTGATCGCGTGATTGCCTTTGAACCGTCGCCGGATACGTTCGAGTGCCTTCTGGAAAACGTGAAGCTAGGCAACGTAGAGATTCTGAACCAGGCCCTAGGCCAGAAGCGCGGCAAGGTCAGAATGACGCTGGATGGCTTTGAGGGAACGAAGCGGGAACACAATGCAGGCTCTCGCTACTGCGCCAAAGGTGGGGACATTGCTCGGGTCACGGTGGATTCGCTGGAACTGAAAGACCTTGACCTGTTGAAACTTGACATTGAAGGCAGCGAAGTTCACGCGCTCAAGGGCGCGAAGCACACGCTGATTCGGTGTCGGCCCGTAGTTTTGTTTGAGAACAAGTTTGAGTGGAAGCGCCACGGCTTTAAGGAAAATGCGCCGCATCGCTTCCTGCGGTCTCTGGGCGCAAAGAAACTTGACCATGTTGGTGTGGATGAAGTTTGGGGTTGGAAGTGATTGAGCTTTTCTGTGGATACGACCGGCGAGAAGCTGGCGGCTTTCATGCGTTCGTTTCTAGCGTGTTGGACAATGCTTCGGAATTGGTTTGCATCCGACCGCTCGGGGCTAAAGGACTTCCCGAGGGAACCAATGCCTTCACGTTTTCCCGGTTTCTGATTCCGGCGCTGATGGGATTCAAGGGCCATGCGATTTTCGCGGATGCCTGCGATATGCTGATGCTCGGTGACGTTGCGGAGTTAGACAAGCTCTTTGACCCGAGCAAGGCCGTTCAGTGCGTTAAGCACGATTACCGGACACGCCATCCGATCAAGTATAAGGGCACCGAAATGGAGTGCCCGAACCGGGATTATCCCCGCAAGAACCAAGCAAGCCTGATGATTATTAACGCTTCTCACCCTGCTTGGCGCGGCATGACGCACGAACGGGTGCTGGAGTTTGCTACCGTCCCAACGCAATTGCTGGGGTTTGCATGGTTGCCCGATGAGGCAATAGGCGAGCTTCCCGACCATTGGAACCGGCTTGTGGATGAAGGTCAGCCAGTGGAGGGCGCGAGCGTTCTCCATTGGACTGCCGGTATTCCGGGGTTCGATTACTACAAGGATGCGCCAGGGGCCGAACATTGGCACCGGCAAGCAAGGCTGATGAACGCTAATGGCTAGCTTTAACATCGAAGGTCTTGACCCCATCCTGAAAAAGATGAAGGGCCTAAGCCAGAAGATGCAGCAGGCCGGAGTTAGGCGAGCGGGGCTGAAGGCCATGCGGCTTGTGCGCGATGATGCTAGGGCGCGGGCCAAGCAGTTTGATGACCCTTCCACGCCGAATAACATCCCGAAAAACATTGTCGTTCGCAACAATAGCAAAGCAGGCAAGCGCGTCGGCGGAGTGGTGATTCAGGTCGGTGTATTGGGCGGAGCGAAAAGCGAGCGTTCAACACGCGGCAAAAACGCCAGCAATGACAGCGGCAGCAAAATTTGGTACTGGAGGTTTTTGGAGTTCGGAACCAGCAAAATGCGGGCGCAGCCTTTCATGCGCCCAGCACTAGCTAACAACGTGGAAAAGGTAACGACCAGTATGGTGACCAGCCTGAACACCGAGATTGATAAAATTATTGCGAAGGGTGGCTGATGATTTTCCCCAAGGCTATTGCCGATGCAATCATGAAGCGCTCGCCATTCAAGGGGGCAAATACTGGCGTGAACATTACTGTTAACGTCACGGACGTTTCCATTGACAAGCAGCTTGCTAGGCGCATTGCCGATCACATTGCCCGACTGCCTATCAAACTGCACCAAAGGAAGTTCAGCTAGTGTTCCCACCACTATTCGCCACCCTCAACGCATCCTCGCCAGTCAAGGCGGTTTTCGGCACAACTCCATTGCGCGTGTATAGCTTCGGTGACGCGCCCGCGAAAGGCGCTCCGGGCTACGCGGTTCCGTATGCCGTATTTCAGACCATCACCGGCAACCCTGAGAACAATCTCAGCACGGTGCCGGACATGGACGGCTGGCAAGTCCAGATTGACGTATTCGCTGACAAGACCTCAAGCGCAGAGGGCACGACCAATGCCCGCAATGCCGCCAAGGTCATTCGTGACGCGCTGGAGCCTGTCTGCTATGTGACTTCGTGGAACGGTGAAGGCCGCGATACCGAAACTTTGCTTTTCAGGTACAGCTTTGATGTTTCGTTCCTGACCAGCCGCTAGTATAATCATCGGGTGGAATGGGCGTTTCAGCGCCCACCCACCCTAACCAATCGCCCTTTCTGGAGGGGTCATGGCTGATGCGGATTCTACCTTAATTCGAGTTTGTACCAAGTGCGGGTTCGGCAAGCCGCATAGCGAATACAGCAAGACAAAGCGGACTGTCATTGGGCGCGTGTCCAAGTGCAAGGCTTGTTGTGCGGAGTATGCCAAGGTTAACCGCGCACGGATTAGCGAGCTTTCATTGGCCCGGTACCATCGGCTTTTCGGTGTGCCACAGAGGAAGGCCAGGGAGGAGGAAAGGCAAGCAAAGCGAGTTCGCAAAGATAAGCGATGCGCAAAGTGCGGCGAGACAAAGGCGGTACAGTTCTTTGCAAAATCAAAGCAGAAGATTGACGGCAGGAAGCCGTATTGCAAGGCATGTGAAAACGAGGCCAGTAGGCAACGCAGGGTAGAAGACCCCAGTACAGGACGGGCGGCTTCTGAAAGGTGGCGGCTTGCTAATATGGATAGGGTTAGAGCAACCCATCGCCGCTACTACGAAGCCAATAAAGAAAGAATTTCTGTTAGACATGCAAAGTGGAAAATTGCTAGCTCGGACAAGATCAAGGCAGCTTATGAGCGCCGGAGGCAAAGGCCCGAGTGGCGGATAAAGCGGGCGATTAGTTCAAGAATCAGGATGCTTCTAGTAGAGAAAGCGGGCCGCAAGACTGAGGAGATTATCGGTTATTCGGCCAGCGATCTTAGGAAGCACATAGAGAAACAGTTTCTTCGCGGCATGAGTTGGAGCAACTATGGCGAGTGGCATATAGACCATATAGTTCCAGTTTCTGCTTTCAATATCCGAGGATTTGACTTAGCTGAAATACGCCGGGCTTGGGCATTGCCAAACCTTAGGCCACTTTGGGCGAAAGACAATATCCAAAAGAGTGCTAAACGCACTCACCTAATCTAAGGCAATTCCGCCTTAGTGAAAGAGAGGTCGCTTAGGCGGCCTTTTTTTGTGGCCCGCCATTGGCGGGTTCGCTACATAACCCGTAAATGAGGACTGCAAAATGAGCATCACTAGTCAGCGCACCCAGCTTTTCGTAATTGACACTTCCAACGACTCCATCTTGCAGGTCGGTTGCCCGACCAACATTGACGGCATTGACTCCACCGTGGGGCAGAATGAAACAACCTGTCTCGGTGACTCGACCCGCACCTATATGGCTGGCCTTGCCACGCCGGGCGCGGCCACTTTCACGATCAACTTCGACCCCGCCGACGCTTCCCACGTTCGCCTGCATCAGCTCAAGGTAGCGGGAACTACGCTGACTTGGGCGGTGGGAATGTCGGACGGCACGGCGGCCCCGACCTTCTACACGAACGGCGATTTTGACCTGCCGACCTCGCGTAGCTGGATTCAGTTCAACGGCTTCATGACTTCGTACCCGTTCACCTTCGCGCTGGATACCCCGGTGACTTCCAACATCGGCATCCAGGTGTCCGGTGACCCGGTGTTGACCGTCAAGGTCTAACTTTACCGGCGCAGGTCTGGGGCGGTAACTGCCGTTCCGTTCCCGCTGCGCCACCTACTAACGGCAGAAATATGGACATTAAGCAGATTCAGTCATTCGGGGGCTTCGTTACCCGAGTCCTGTTCAAGAAAGAAATTCCCGTTCGCCGCCCGGTTCTGAAACCGGCAGAGGAATGGGCCAATCCCGACGAACCGGAAAAGACCGGCGAGTTTGTAGAGGACACGCTGACCGCGCACGTTCGCAAGCGGTCTTCCGCCGACTTCCTTGAAATGGTGCAGGCCACCGACCGCGACAAGGCCCATATCGCCATCCTGCGCTGCATTTGCCACGAAGACGGAACGGAAGTTTTCGAGTCCCTGGCACAGTGCAAGCAGCTAGAGGAATGGCTGTTCATCCCGCTCATGCTGGCCGTGAATGAGGTCAATCAGTTTGGCCTAAAAAACTCTCAGCCGAAGACGAGTTCTGGCACGAGCTTGCCATCGTCTTCGGGTGTACGGTCGCGGAAGCTCAAGCGCGTTGCTCCGAAGAAGAGCGATCTAACTGGCTCGCCTACCGGAACCGACGCGGCCCCCTAAACCCGATGCTCCGCGCCGACCGGAACGCAGCGATGCTGGCCGGTTTGATTTGCGCAGCGGCGGGGCTGAAAGGCAAAGCCGGAACCGTGCTCACCGAATCCGATTTTGACCGCTACAACCAAGACCCCAAGCCCCCTGAGGAACTGACCGTGGAGAAGCTGATGAAAGTGTTGGGGAGGAAGGGCTAGTGGCTTCTCGGGGACTCGGCTCACTTACGCTCGATCTCGTTCTAAAACTCGGCGGCTTCACAGGCCCGCTTGATAAGGCCGGGCGAGAGCTTGACCAGAAAACCAGGGCTATGCAGAAACGCGCCCTTGAATTTGGCAAGCAAATCGGAACGGCACTAAAGGTAGGGCTCGGGCTAGGAACCGCTGCGCTTGGTCTCTATATCCGCAACACGATTGAAGCCGAAAAGGTGCAGGCCCAGCTAACGGCCAGAATCAATGACACGGCGGGCGCGGCTGGACGGTCACTTCAGCAGTTGAACGCTCAGGCTGAAAAGCTGCAATCGCTGACCGTGTTTGATGATGAAAGCATTGGTTCTGCACAAGCGGCGCTGCTGACGTTCACGCAGATTCAGGGGCTGAACTTCGACCGCACCATTGAAGCGGCTACTGACCTTGCCACGGTCATGGGAACCGACGTTGCCGATGCTGCGAAGATTCTAGGCAAGGCACTGTCTGACCCGCTGGCAGGCATTGGCGCACTCCGAAAGGCAGGCATCACCCTTACCGATGACCAGAAGCTTCTTGTTAAGCAGTTGCAGGACACGGGGGACATTGCGGGCGCACAGGGCGTTATCCTTGATGCGCTGGCCGGGAAGATGGGCACGGCTGCGGAAGCGGCAAGAAACACGCTGGGCGGCGCTCTCCAAGGATTGCAAAACTCGTTCAATAACTTGCTGGAGGGAAACGGCAGCGATGCTGGGGTCAGGGACGCGACCAAGGCGATCAATGAATTTTCCGCATCGCTGGATAGCCCCCAGGCAAAGGCTAGCGTCAGCGCCATTATCAATGCACTGGTAACCGTGGCCGGATGGGTCGGCACAGTGGCTTCGACCTTTGTAAAAGCGGCTCAGCAAATCGGCAACACGCTCGGGCTGCTTGGTCAGTACGCTGAGGCTTTGCAAAAGGTAGGTAAGGCCGCTCTATCGGGAGATTTTGAGGGGGTCAAGGCCGCCCGTGAGAAGTTCCTGTCTGATTACCGGAACTTTGTCGAAGAAACTAGGCGTACACGGGGTGACTTTGATGCGGTGGTTAGCGGGACTACGTCAGGTCCGACGGTAGGCCGCCGAAGCGGCCCTAATGGACCGCTGAACAGGGTCAGGGTAACCGCAAGTAATGATACCGAGACAACCCGCGCCAATACGGGGGCCACAAAGGAAAACACAGCCGCGAAGCAATCGGCGGCGACCGCCAATAATGACTTGGCCGAAAGCATAGAACGGGCAGACAAAGCAACCGAAGACTTCAACCATCAGCTTGAGGATTTGACGGCCCAGCAAGGCGGCCCACTGGCAGAGTCTCAGCTTCGCTATCGCCGGGAAGAAGAAGCCCTCACAAAGCTGTGGTCGGAAGGAACCAGCCCCGTTGCTTCGGAGCTTGAGGAGGCCATTACTAAACTCCATCAGGCTCGGGATGCGGATGCGGAATCCATCCGCAAGGGCCTGGATACGGGCGAACAGCAGCTTAAGCAAATGCGGGATGAGCTTCAGATTTTGCAGGCAACTAGCCAAGCTGAGCGTGACCGTATCGCCTTCAAAAAGGCCAATCCTACTGCGACGGACGCTCAGGCTAATGAGGCCGTAGGGCTTGGTGTTCAGATTGATGAAACTAAGCGGGCCATCTCGGCAATGGATGAGTTCCGGTCCAGCTTTGAAGACAACGTGGCCGACGTTATCACCGGCTCCAAGAGCATCGGGGATGCCTTCAAGAGTCTGGCCGACTCTATCATTCAGCAACTTGCTCGCATCGTGGCTCAGCAACTCAGCGCCAAGCTGTTTGGCGACATGGGCACCACGGGCGGCGGTTCTTCGGGTGGCTGGCTCGGCGCACTGTTCAGCCTGTTCGGTGGCAGCGGTTCGTCGGGCGGCGGCTTCTCAGGAAGCGCAGGCGCAGCGGGCAGCATGTTCGCCTATGCGGGCGGCACCGATTCTGCGGCGGGCGGTCTATCTATCGTCGGTGAGCGAGGGCCGGAGATTGTCAATCTTCCCCGTGGCTCCACGGTGACCCCAAACCATAAGCTGGGACAATCCAACGTGTTCAATATCTCCATCGCCAACGGAACTCCGCAAGTGGCCCAGCAAGTCGCTAACGAAGTGGCCCGCAAACTTTCCTTTTCTAGCCGGGGCGGACGATGATTGAGACCCCGCTGGATGATTGCGTGGCCTATGGCTTTCAGGCCATTCCCGGCTACTTCACGCAGATTGTGGCGCTCGACAACGGCACTGAGCAACGCAACGGAAACTGGACAAAGGCCAAGCACAAGTACACGGCCCTGTTTGCCAATTTCACGCGGGCTGAGTTCGATATTCTGCTAGATACCTTCCATGCTGCCCGTGGCTCCCTGTATGCCTTCCTGTTCAAAGACGCTTTTGACTTCTCGGCTGTCGGTGAGTCGCAAGGAACGACCCCTGGCAACAATGCCAATGCCGTGCAACTGAGGAAGACCTACATCTTCGGCTCGTTTTCGACTCAGCGGCAAATCACCAAGCCAAAGTCGGGAACCGTGGTCATGTATCAGGACAATGGCTCTGGCACGTTTGTCGTTAAGGCAGGAACTTACAGTACGACCACGGGCCTTTTCACGCCAACGTCCAACTGGACCTCAGGCCGCGCCCTTCGCGCCGACTTCCAGTTCTACGTTCCGGTTCGCTTTGTCGGGGATGAGTTCCCATCCAGCTTTGATGACATTGACTCTATCAACACCACAGCCGAGCTGATCGAGGTCTTCGGGGAATGAAAACGATTCCCTCGCAGCTTCTCGCGCACCTTCAGCTCCCGGCTATCACGACCTGTCTTTTGACCAAGGTGGAGTGTGTCGGCACCTATGAAGGCACCATTCTAGGATTCACAAACCTAGACATTGATGTGACCTATGCTGATGACCCCGCACTGGTGGACTCCAACGGTCAGCCGATTGCCATTGTCTATCAGGCAGAGAATGGATTTGTCGCCCGCAGGCTGGCTCAGACTTCTACGGTGTCCGGCAATCAGACCGTGGACAACTCGGAACTGGATGGCGTTATCTCCCCCAGCGGTATCACCGAAGCAATGGTGCGCTCTGGCCTGTTCGATTCGGCCAAGGTCACGATCTACCGAGTGAACTATGAAGACTTGACCCCAGGTAGGCATGAGATTGTCGCCTATGGCCGTGCAGGTGAAACAACCTATTCCGAATCCGGCTGGCGCACTGAGTTCCGCTCGCTGTCTCAGCTACTCACCCAGCCCATTAGTCAGCCCTACTCCCTAACCTGTCGGGCGCAGTTTGGCGATGCGCGATGCAAAAAGGTTTTCGTGTGGACAAATGGAACCGTGTCTGCCGTTGGCGCGGAGGTTGACCGGGAGTTTGAGGATGCCACGCTTTCTGCCGCTGATGGTTTCTACACCGTGGGCGTTGTGCAATGGCTGACAGGCTTGAATGCAGGCGCGGAAATGGAAGTGGATGTGTTCGCCGTCACGTCTGCCGGTGCGGACTTTGCCCTCTCGCTGGGTATGCCCTTTGCCATTCACGTTGGCGATACCTATCGCGTCCGCCAAGACTGCGGAAAGACCTTCGCGGAATGGTGCCGGGACACCCATGCCAATACTGACAACTTCCGGGGAGAAAACCTAATCCCCGTGGACGGAACCGCGCTAGTTCCCGGCGCTGAAATCAAGAGGGCGCGATGAGACTGGATGAAGCCGCACAGAAGTACATGGGCATCCGGTTTCAGCACCAGGGCCGAAACCCTGAGTTCGGCATTGACTGTATTGGACTCCTGTTTCTTTCCGCCACCGATTGCGGACTCAGCACTGAGGCCGACATAAAGGGATACAGCCGCACGCCGTCTAACGGCATGCTTGAAGGCGGATTGCGGAAAGCCTTTGGCAATCCTGTCCCCGGCCCCATCCAAGCAGGCGATGTGGTCAGCATTGACTACCTAGGCGCTACGCGGCACGTAGGCATCATTTGCAACCATCCCAAAGGACTGAGCTTGCTTCATACCAACATGGCCTTGGGCGAAGTCACAGAGGCCCTAGTGGATGCCAAATGGCTAAAGCGCATCACTGGCATTTATAGGCCGAATCTCTAATGTCTGCCGGTTCTATCATTGGTGGCATCATTGGTGCGGTCATTGGCTACTTTGCGGGCGGCAATGTCGCGGCGGGCTGGGCGATTGGCTCAGCAATTGGCGGCTATGTTGACCCCGATCAAATAAAAGGCCCCCGGCTTTCAGACGGTCAGGCGGTCACTTCACAGGAAGGCATCGCCATTCCCTTCGGGTTCGGTACCTTCCCGATTGGCGGTAATCTCGTTTTTGCCGGTGAACTGATCGAGCATGAGGAAAAGGAAAGTGGCAAGGGCGGCCCGGAAGTCATCAACTACGTCTATACCCGCAGCTATGCCGTAGGCATTTGCGAGGGGCCGATCACGGCGGTAGTCAAGGCTTGGCGTAACGGAAAACTGGTCTATGACACGACCCCCGGCAGCGCCATCCTCGGACAAAATTCCAAGTTCCTGATGGGGCATACGTTCTACTTGGGAACTGAAACTCAGAACGTTGACCCAACCATTGAAGCAGCCGTTGGTGTCGGTAACTCTGGCCCCATGCGCGGCCTGTGCTACATGGTCGCGGAAGATGAAGACCTGACCGAAATGGGCGGCGCGGTCGCTCAGTGGCGGTTCGTGGTTCAAATGTGCGGAACGGTCACTGATATTCCCTCCCCCGCTGAACCTACACTTCTCATGGGTGCTACTGAGTATCGCGGGCCGCCTGCGGCCTTGGGCGCTCTCAGTGGAACTGCCCCTACGCTGGCCCGGACCCACCATTCGGCCTCCTCAGTGGATGGTATCGTGCTTGCCTGTGAAACAGGCTCCAATGACCTAGAAATATACCGCTGGAACGGCACTGTCTATGTCCTGCAAACCATCATCGGCACTACACCAGGAACCAGCGCCAATGCTATCGGTGATGTATGCGTTTCCGATGATGGCCTGTGGGTTATTTGCGCGGCCTACGATGCACAAGCCATCTACTCCTACAAGTTTGATGGCGTGTCCACCTACACGAACTTCAACACGGAGCCATACCCGATCTATCCGGCTGGCATTTGTTTCTCTCCGAGCGAGTCTGAGATTGCGGTAGCGGGCTACGCTTTCGCAGGCTCCTACATCACGCGCTACACCTTCAACGCTACCACGGGCGCTTTGAGTTCAGCCATTAACTCGCCTAGCGTGGGCGGAGGCATTACCCATTCGTCTGTGGACTGGTACGGCTCTAAGATATTGGCCTCCGATGGGACAGCCTGCAAACTGTTTGATGATTCCAGCATGGCGCAGATTGCCGTGGCCTCTGTCAATCCAGCAGGCCGGGCTTTCTTTAGCCGGGACGGACAGTATGTGTACCATCACAACTATGTTCTTGATGGTGGAACGCTTGCAACGATCAATAGCTACACCTCCGCAGGCACAGGTTATGCGGACACGACCATCACCAAGGACCGTGGCTATTTGCTGATCGCAAATGCTAACACGGCCTGCGACCTGTATTCTTTGAATGGCTCTTTCATGTCTGCCATCACCGCGCCTGCGGTTATCACGGGCGGATTTGGCGCATTGTTCACGGGGCTTGGCCCTCCTGCCTCTTGGTATCCGGTGCCGGATGCTGAGAATGTGTACGTGGACTTGGACGGCATTGTCCATGCCGAATATTCTGGCGGTTCAGAAGTAAGCTCTTGCGGCGCGTACCTCGATGACATTGTCGCTAACCTATGTGACCGGGCGGGCATTGAGCCGACCGAGTACGATGTTACCGACCTGTCCACAATTTTCGTCAAAGGCTATGGCTGCGCGGTGGAGTCCAGCGCCCAAGGCTTTATTGAGCCGCTGACTCAGGCGTTTTTCTTTGATCGTGGCGAATGGGACAAAAAGATTCGGTTCATCCTTCGTGGAAAGGCTTCAATCGCTAGCCTTGACCCGGATGACCTTGTGGCAATGGATGGTCCCTCCATTGTGAAAACCCGTATTCAGGAAGTGGAGCTTCTGCGGAAAGTGAATGTCATGTCCGCAGACCCACTGGCGGAATTTAACCTTGCCAAGCAATCCGCCGAGCGTCGGATTGGTACGATCCAAGCCAAGGGCGAAAGTACGGTAGAAATACCGATGGTGCTGGACGCGGATGCGGCGGCTCAGCTTGCCGACAAACGTATGAAGGTGGCATGGGCTGAAACTGACAGGTTCAATTTCGCGTACACCCTTGCGCATTCAGACCTAACGGCCACCGACGTTATCACCCTGACTGACAAGGCGGGCATCCCGAATCGCACGCGCCTAAACTCAATGGCCCAAGAGTCCGGCATTATCACCATTGAGCAGGGCATGAAAGACCGAGCCTCCACCTATTCCAGCACGGCAATTGGCGTTCAGAACCCTAACATTCCTGGCAACCAATCGGACTTGATTGGCCCCACCTTGTTTAGCGCGATGGCCCTTCCCCCGCTTCGCAGCGAGGACAATACTCCGGGCCTGTATGTGGGGCTATGCGGCATTCTGGACGGCTGGGCGGGCGCTACGCTGCTTATGTCGGTGGATGGCGGCGTGAGTTACACGGCGGTCTTGAGCGTGACCATTCCGACCATCATGGGGAACCTGACCGCAGGGGAGGATAGCAATGGCGAGCCGATACAAGTGCGCGTGTATGGCGGCATACTCTCCAGCGCGACCCCGGCACAAGTGGCGGTCGGGCAGAATTGGTCAGCCATTGAAACCAATGACGTTGCTGAGATTATCTCCTACGAAACTGCGACCCAAACCGGAACTAAGACCTATGATCTAACCGACATTGCACGGGCGGTAGATGAAACGGATTATGCCCAGCACTTTGAAGGCGATGAGTTTATGGACTTGAGCACGGCCTACTATCTGCCGATTCCGCAATCTCTGGCCGGAACCACGCTGTACTTTAAGGCGGTCGGGTTTGGCGTGTCGGCGGATTCGGTGGACGTGATTGCCATTCCCTGGCTAGGCGTAGAGTACGTTGAAGATGGCGGGGAGATTCCATGACCACAACCGTCATTATCCCGAAGCGCCGCCAAGAGCGCAGGGGTACGGCTGCGGCTGCGGCCCTGCTCAATGAGATTCTTCTCGCTGGCGAATGGTTCATTGAAACCGACACCCTGAAATTCAAAATCGGGGATGGGGTCACGGCTTACAATAGCTTGCTCTATGTGGGCGAGCTGGCGAACCTTGGCGACCCCGCAGCAGACCGGCTTGTCTATTGGGACAACACGATAAACCAGTATTCCTTCCTGAAACTTGGAACAGGCCTAGCGATTGGCAGCGGCGGCGATTTGGATGTGACGGTCACTGGCGGTAGCCAAGCATCCATCCAATTCAAAGACGAAGGGACCAACCTAGGCACATCCGGCACGGTTGATACCGTAGATTTTACCGGCTCTGTGACAGCCTCTCGTGCGGGCAATGTGGTGACTGTCAATGTCACTGGCGGAAGTGCTTCGGATGCCGTGGACACGCTGTCCAATCTGACAATTGCTACCAGCCGCAGCGCAGGCGCGGAAACCATCGCGCTCAAAACCAAGGCAGGCACCGACCCGGCGAGTGGTGATGCCATTACCCTATGCTTCCGCGATGCCGCTTCCACCACAGGCGGCTACACGGCCCGCACGATCACGGCGGCCACTTCGCTAGTTATCAATTCCGGCGCGACCCTGGGCGCTGACAAGTCCGCTACATCAACGGTCACTATTGCCACGCCTGCGGTTGCTAGGCAGGGAAGTTCTGGCCCGGACTATCACCGCCAGCGCCCCGGAGATTCTTTCGTGTGGTCAACCACGGGCGCTTTGCCGACTGGCATCACCGCTGGTACGACCTATTACATTATCGAGGCCGGTTTCAGCCAACTCACCTTCCAATTCTCGGCAACGCTCGGCGGGGCAGCGGTCAATACGTCTGGCACTCAGTCGGGCGTTCACACGATCACATGGCTTCCCAAGCCCTTCCGGGTTTGGATTGTGGCAGGAGATGATGCGGGCACCATCCGGCTCGGCGTGATTAAGTGCTCGCTGCCCAACTTCAACGTGTTTTCCCTGCGCGACGATCAGATTGTCAGCTCGACGGCGATTGGCACAGGCTCAGACAGCGCGGGGGTGTTCTACTCCGGCAGTGCGTGGACTTCCAAGGCCATCCGGATACTCGGCTATCTTGAGTACACCCTGACCGTTGCGGGCACCTGGGATGCTGCGCCGACCTTCGTGCAAGTGTTCGGCAAAGGCATGTGTATGCCCGGCCAGATTGTGCAAGACCGCTATACCGACCTTCCGCTGATAAGCCAAGGCACAACACTTATCCCGTTCGACAATACAGTTCCTCAGTCCAACGAAGGAGACGAATATTTCAGCCTAGCCTTTTCGTCGCGTTCTCTGTGCAACGTGCTGGATTTCAGTGGGGAGTTCACTTTTGAAGTCAACACGATTGGCAATAACTGCGCTGTGATTTTGATTAAAGACACAGAACCTTCAGCGGTTGCTATCTCTATTGGCTCCCATGCCGCAACTGCAAGCCGTGCGAGACCGTTCTATCTTCGACACCGGCAATATGTACCCTCAGTGTCTAGCATTACTTGGCACGTCCGCGCGGGCTGTAACAACGCCAGCACGCTTTACCTAAACTCTACAAACGCAGGCGGAGCAAATTACGGCTGGGCCACCATCAGCGCCCTACGGGCCGTGGAGATAATGGCCTAGCCCTGCACGTCCGCCAGGGTGGGCTGGGTTGGGGTCATGGGTCATACCTCCCGAGAATCCCCCAGTCATTGACGCGCTTAGTGAACGAGTGCCCCGACCCTGCGAGCAGGACAAAGCACACAACCGTCCACCAGTAATAGCCCGGGGTTATCCATACAGGCACGATCATTGCTAGCAGTAGCAGCGCCAAGGTCTCAATCAAAGTGCAGACCAAGTAGACGACTCGAACCGCGTTCATTTATCTCCCCCGCGCCGCTCGGGGAGGGCATCAATCATTTGGCGCAGGCCGGAGTTAGGGCCGCACACGTTGCGCTTCCCATCCGTCATGTGAATCTCGACGTACTTAGATTCCAGCCAATCCATGCGCTGCTCATCGTCGGCGTTCTTCGCGTCCCGGTGGTAGTCGGACTTCCCGTGCGCGTACCCGAGCCGGTACTGCGCGTCCTCAGCATCCCCCGCTGGCGCGGCGTGGGTGTAGAGGGGGCCGTTGCGCGTGGCTTGAGTTTCGGCCCATTCGCGCAGCATCCGAATGGAGGCCGCGTGCCAGTTAAACGTGGAGCATCCGCGAGCAGGGTGTTCCGCGCCCTTCGGAATGGCGCTAATCCAGCTTTCGTAGGTTTCCAGAAGCAACATGACTTCTCGCATGTCCACCGCCCCCGCCTCAGCGGACGGAGGGGTGGGAGCGTTCAGCGTTGCGCCATCGCGCCAAGTTTCCAGCGTGTTCCGAGCCACGGCCCAGCCGTGCGTGTCGCCATGCTCAATCGCCAGCGCAATGATTTTGCGCATGAAAGCCGCATCCACCGGCGGCCCTTCGCCACCCTCCTGCTTGGCTTCCTGCGCTTCCAGCAGGGCGGCTTGGTGGAGGATGCCGGGTGCTGGCTTTCCGTTCGCTGCGACTAGATCGCGCAGCATTGCGGCTATCTGCTTGTAATTAGGCCGTTCCATTGGAAGCCCCCTTCTGACCAGCTAGTTCTTTTAGGTCGCCCATTACTTCTGGATTCTTGGCTATGCATATTGCTGCGCTTCGGTAGCGCGTCCAGCGCATCGGGGCATCGTCGTCAATGATCTGGCAAAGTGCCCATGCGATGCGATCAGTAACCGATGCGGTCTCTTTGTTGTAGGGCTGATACATGGTTACTTCGCCTCCGTGGTGGGTGTGCGGGGTTTGCTTCGTGGCGGTTGCTTGTAATATTCGGGGCGCGGAGCGCTCTCTAGATTTTGAAACTCGCCGTGAAGCCTCGCGCTTTCAGCAGCATAGGCAGCGGCAGCGGCCTCTGGCGTGTCGAATGTTCCAAGATGCAGGGACTTGCCCGCAACGCCAATCCGCGCGCAGTACCGGCCCTTGGGCGTCTTTCCCACTCCTTTAAACCCGGTAGTATTGTTCTTTGCCATTGGCCGGTTGCGCATGTTCTCCGCGCATGTCGCAAGCCGGAGATTTGAAAAGCGGTTGTCGCCACGAATGCCATTGATGTGGTCAATCTGACATTGCGGCCACTCCCCGGTGACTAGCGCCCATGCGACCCGATGCGCGAGATAGCGGCGCTTGTGCATGGCGATGTACCGATAACCGTCCTTTTTGATGGAGCCTCCCCGTTTTTCGCAGCGGCGGAATCCACGAAACCACTGGAACTCGCCAGTGTCCGGATCGTAGGTCACCATCGTCCGCACTTCCGCAACCGATATTCCAGGCTTCACGGGCCTGCCTCCCCCGTCAGCCCCGCTGCAACGGGTGGCGAAGCCAAGGCAGTTGCCATGTCGTCTAGCAGCATCAGCAGTAATGGGCCATCAGCAGGCACGTCAGCGTTGGCAATGCCAGCCTTGGTGGCAGCATCGCGAATAGCTTGGCCGTAAATGCGGGCTTGCTGCTCCCAAGATGGCCCACTCTCCGCAACGGGTGCGGCAGGGATTAGGGCGGCGGTGAGAGGTCGGCTGTCGGGAGCGCCAAACTTCACGCGCAAATACTGCATTGCGTGGTAAACGTCCCCTTCGTGCTTACCCAAATGCCGCGCCTGAATCTTGCTAGCCTCGTCGGACATTGCTAGCCATCCGGCCATCCCCTCATCCACCACGCCCACGGGCGCTGGGCGGGAGGCGGGGGCAAGCTCCGAGCACACGGCGATCATCAGGCGACCGTTCGGGCTATCGGGGTCAAAGATGCGAGTTTCCAGGCGAGTTTCGTAGCCAAACTGCTGGGCCAGCCGTTCATAGGCTTCGTGAAACTTCCGAGCTAGCAACTCCCCGCCCGCTACTTCGGCGGGTGGCGGTGGGGCGGCTGCGATGAAGGCTCGGTAAATGTCTGGCCAGTTATAGAAGTCCCGAGCCGTGCGCTCTTTCACGGATTCTATCATCGCCTCAGTCGGCTCAGCCGGGACTAGCACTAGCTTGTGGTCAGGGGTCATGGGGTGGCCTGCTTTTCGTTGAAGTCGGTGATTTCCAGACTATCAATTTCTCCGTTGCGAAAGTCCACGCCTAGTAGCAGCATCAGTTCGTCCGCGATGCGCTCAACCTCATAGCCTCGCGGATTCGCATCCAGCCGAGCACAGAAGTCAGAGTACTGCTTGCGCGTCATGCTGGCCGACCCGCCCAAAGACCAGCGGCCCTCAATCGTGTACTGGACGGTCACTTGCTTACTCATGCTCACTTCATTTCTCCCTCTCGGCGGAATTGTTCAGCGGCTAGCAGGATGGCGCGGACGTATGGCTCGGGATTCTTCGTGAAGCTCGGCTCTCGCGGGTCATTCTTGACCTTGTTCGCGGCGGCGACGCAGGCTTTTACCTCGGCTTCGGTCATACCAATTTCCAGACCGATTCCGGCACCGAGTAGCGGCCAATGACCTGAATGTCAGTCTTGCTCAGCTTCCCTAAATCTGTCAAATCTGAAATGCAGCGACGGATGGAAGTCAGCGGGGTTCGCGTGAACCCCATATCCGAGTGCAACTTGTGCGCCAGGGACGGACTGAGCGCCCCGTAGCGCCTGAATAGCGCGTGTACCCTATCTTCCTGTCTCGCGGCGCTTTCGATGGCTTGGCGAAGCTGGGAGTCGGTTAGGCGGGTGGTTTGGTGGAAGGCCATCACAGCCCCCGGCGAACGCGGTCAGCAGCCTTGTGGTCGGCCCATGCAGCGCCACCGAGTCGGCGGGCACATTCGCGGCGCGATGAGTGGGGCATGTAGTTGCGGGGAATGGCGCGATCACGAATGGGGCGCGAATAGCGCGACCGTCCAGCACTTGCCATCGCTCCTTCGCCAAGACCCAAGGCGGCGATAAGCGCAATCACGGAAAGCGGGTTTCGATAAGACCTCATGTGATTCTCCTAGAAAGTGGAACCGCTTACGGCGGTCAGTCGGCTCAGCGCCCGGGGGATTCGGGCCTTCGCATCGCGCCGGGGAGTGCGCGAGTGTTAGATGACATGCTTCCAAGTTATGCCTAGCCGCACTTTCTGAATATTCCCGAGTGCGATGCCATATATTTTTGCTAATTGTCGGGCCGAGTCCGTTGACGCCCGAATGGCCCTAACCTTGTCCGGATCGAGCTTTGCGCTGTGGTGTGTGACGCCTTGGCTCTTAAAATGGGAGGGGCGCTGCCCCCGTAGGCGGTTCTTGATTCGTCCGCGCGCCTTAGCGTCACGAGCGTTGTCTAGCAGCGAACCTTCGTACAAATGGTTCGGATTGACGCACGATGGGGTATCGCACTTGTGGCAGGCCAGCATCCCTTCGGCTATGGGACGCCGCAGTTTTTGTTCAAGCGCATATCTGTGCGCTAAGCGGTGGCCTCCAGGGCGCTCTTGGAAATTTCCATAGCCCTTGATCGTTGAGCCAATCCATAGCCAGCAGCCTGCTTCCGGCACAGTGACATGCTGAGCATCGAATCTCTCCGCTGCCGACATATAACGATGTGCGCTGGCGCGACTCATAGAGCGTTCAGTATAGCGAGTATGGTTTGAACCTCATCCCATGCGCCTATAACATCGCGCTCAATGCGAGCAATAACTGCCTCATCTCGTTCGATTCTTTGGACGTAAAGTTGAAGGCGTGCCGGGAAATTGGGGTTGTAGGAAACGAAGTGCCACCACTTCCTTCCTGTCACGAAAAGCGCCCCCTGAATCTGTGCGACATGCTCAGGCGGCAAGCCTTCGCGCAGGGTCTTGGCATGGATGGCAATGTTGATCGGACACTTGATTTCCCCGCCGCCATCGTCGCCCGAGAGAAAATCCGGGGACGCACCCGCAAACGGAAACTTCGGGTGCCGAATGAAGCTGACCAATTCAACAAGGCCGCCCGTGTGCGCCTCATAAGCGGCAACCGCTTCTGGCTCCATCGCCTTCCCGTAGGACAGCGCACGGGCGGATATTTCCTCCGTGCAAAGTCCGGTCAGCAGTTCAGCCACTACGCGGTCAATCTGCTTGTTCCGTGCTTCGGGCGAAGGGCGAGGCTGGCCCGCTTTCGCGCCGGACTTGTACGGGGTCTTATCCCATTCCAAATCCGCGAACGTGGAGGCCGTGAAGCATCCACGCCGAGCCTCATGCCATTCCGCCGTGCCTTGAAGTTCGGCTGGGGCATCCTCTCCGATTTCCTCGGCTTCCATGCACTCGCGCAGGGACATGATGCTCACTTGCGGGCCTCGGCTTCGCGCAGCTTATTCAGCCGCGCCGTGTAGGTCGCACGAATCCTGGCGAGCAGGCGGGGCGGCAGACCGCTTCCGGCAATCCCCGCGCCCACGTTGGACTTGAGCGTAGCCACGGTTTCCGCTTCCGCGATGGCCTGCAAAAACTCATCGGTCTTAGCCTCATGCTCGGGGCTGATATACGCCCCAGCCGCGTTGCCATCATCGTCGGTTTCGCCCACGGCGACATTGAAAATGGACTTCAGTAGATACCGCTGGCCGTAGCTCATGGCCGACCCGGTAGCGTGAGTGCGCGTCATTACCGCCGGCCCCTGCGGCCCCTTGCCATCAGCAGGCATGTCAATCTGGAATCGCTGGGTATGGCCGCCGCGATGGGACAGAATGGCGATCACGCGCACCTCGGCAGCGTTGGCGGTCGGCTCGCTGGTGAAGCTCAGCGCGAACCCGTGCTGAATGTAGATCGGGCGCAAGGCCCGGTCAAGCGCCGCGTAATCGGCATACTTGCTCTTGGTCTGCTGGTTGTCTTTGTTCGGGGCTACGCGGGCCATTTCCGACTGCACCTGATTCAGGGCCTCGTTGTATTCCTGCAACGCCACGCGAGCCAGTTCACGTTCGCGCATCGCGTACAGTCGCTCCATCTTGTCAATGTCCACGGTCGGGTCTTGCGCGGCCCGGGACACAATGTCCAGAATCGTTGTCGCCTGTGAGTCGTCCTGCGGCTTCAAAATAGCGCCCATAAATCCCCCTCTATCGAATGGAAGCCCGCGCCTTCGCGCCAGCCGAAAATGGTTCTTTGATTCGTGTCGCGTGATACACGGCTTTCTTGCCTTCCCATCGTTCGTTCACCGTTTCCAGCGAATAATCGGCAGGCGGCGCAGGCCATATGTTGTATGTCAGGCGCTCATACGGCGGCGGGTCGGGATGCTTGGTCATTGCGGCGGCTCCGGAAGTGGTTGCCAGTGGGTCGGCGGACGAAAAGGAGTGCCGCCCGCAAGACCAACTCGCATCATTTCTGGATGCGTGTAGCCAACGTGGCCTCGCGCAACTCCAGATGCGGGCCAGTACAGCAGCACCTCGCCCTTCGGCGGCTTGTGCCAGTTGATCGGCTGCCAGCTCACACCCATGCCAGCACCCCAACCGTCAGCGCCAAGCAAATCCCCAGCACCGCGTTCTCGTTGTCGGGGTTGCGGAGCCAGTTCATGAGCCGTCCCTCTGACTGACCGGATTCAGCGGCCGCAAACACACCGGCAGCGGCTCGGCCAACTCGGCCTCAATCTCGCCCTGCAACGTGTCGAAGTCCCCCAGCGCCTCATGCAGCACGACCTGGGCCTCGCCCACTTGGCCGCGCTCTAGGTGGTGGAGGGCGCGCTGGATTGCTTGGGCGGTCATGGAGCAGCTCCAAGGGCGGCAAAATTACCCCGCGCCCTTGCGATATATTCGTCTGAGTGCGGCCAGCTTCCATCAATGATGGCCGCGTTGACCTGTTCGTGAAGTTCAGCGGACGCGATCATTCCGTACACGTCGCCTGCAATCCGGTCTAGCAGCGGGAACAGACGCTTGCCGTTCTGCGAGTCGGGCGCAATGAAGCCGATAGCGGCCTGAATTTCGTCGGCCCACTTCTTTGCCAGCGCAATCAATTCGCTGTCGCCCGTAGATTCGCGCTGGGCCAGCTTCGACACCGCAGCGGCAAGCTCGTCCCTCTCCGCATACAGGGCGGCGATGGTGGCGCGGGCTTCGCGCAGATTGGCATAACGCTGACTGTGAGCATTCGCTCGGCCAGCCTTCGCAATCTCGGCATCCAGCACAGCCAACACACCCCCGCCCACAGCGTCAGTCGTGGTCATGGGGCACCTCATCGCACAGGAACAGGTACTTAGCGCCCTCGCTACCGCAGGCGATCAGCGCCTCGCAAGCGATTTCGGCGGACAGGGCCAGGATTTCGTCGCGGAACGCGGCGTAGGCGTTGGCGTTGGCGTTGGCGTAGGCGTTGGCGTAGGCGTTGGCGTTGGCGTAGGCGTTGGCGTTGGCGTTGGCGTAGGCGTAGGCGTTGGCGTAGGCGTTGGCGTTGGCGTTGGCGTTGGCGCGAGCCTTCGCTGTCACTCGGTTAGCTTTGCTGGTCGCCTCCACCGCCGCTTTGTGGTCTTTCGCGTTTTCCAGTTCAACCGCCACCGCTTCAAGGGCCGCATTATGTTCGCCGCCCTTACCCTTGCTGGCCGCAAAGCGCAGCACCTTGGGCAGAATCCGCGTCATGGAGCCGAACGCGACCGCCTTGGCAAATTGCATTCCGTCAATGCCGGTGCTGCCGAGCTTGGCGATAGCCTCCCGGCGCATACCCTTGGCGCGGACGGCATCGCTCGACCAGTTGGAATCGTTCAGGCGAATGTCGAAGTCGCGCACGACCGGATGCACACAGGTCGGGCTATCGCCGTGTTCGTGGCCCATCGCGTAATTGATGGCGGCCATAACGCACATCTTCCCCGGTTCGGGCTTGCCCACGCCCTTACACAATCCGGCGTCAATGACGGACAACACCTTGCGGGCCTGTTCTTCGGTAATCGTGTTCATGCTCGTCCCCTCGGATAGAAGCCGTATTGACGGCGGAAATTGATTGCCCAGCGGCAGCGGTTCATTGCAGCACCAGGGGCGTAGCGGTCAAGCGGCGGAAGCAGGAACATGCAGCCGCCCGGAAGTGTCGGTTCGGTGTCGTAAATCCGCGCATCGTCCCAGCCACGGCGGCGCAGAACGTCACGGCGGCGGCTCAGGTGGCGCAAGTGTGCGCGGCCCTTGTGGTGCGCCAGCTTCCATGCCTTGCGGCTACCGGCGCGGCGCTGCACATACAGCGTCAAGCGGCCTTTGCGCGGGAATTGGAAGCTGCACACTAGAGCCCCACCGCCCAAGCAACCCACACCGTAAACACCGCAGCGAGGACGATCATCGGGCGGACGTAGAGGCGGTAGGAAATGTTCATGCGCGTTCCTTCGTTTCGTTTTCGTATGCGGCCAGCGCGGCGTCTATGGTGGCGAATCTGCGGCCAGCGCGAGCCTGGACGGAGACCCACTCCACGAATGCAGAAACAGGGCGGCGCTCACGCTGCGGGAATCCGCCCATCGCCTTACGAGCGCGGGCCACAGTCTCGTTAGGGTTGGCCATCTTCGTTTCCCCAGCCCCGGAGTGGGGCGATGGAGCGACTATCCGCCGATATTTGCCCCGGTTCAACGCTATGGCTGCAACGGAGCGTTCTATTTTCAGAACGTCCGTTCAGCTAATTTGGCCCTATCATTGGCCCATGCAAATGTCCCGACCCGTCCGAATCCCGGCCCCCTGGAAACTCCTGCGGCCCGGCGAAATGCTGCATAGCAAAATGCCCCTGCATCGCTTGGAATTGATCGGGA